GCCGGGGGCATTGCCGGAGCTCTCGTCAGAGTCATCGGGGCCTTGGCCGCCACCAGAGTCACTATCAGAGTCCTCGTCACCGGAGCCATCGCCAGAGTCACCATCGGAATCCTCGCCGTCAGAGTCCCCGTCATCAGGGCCGTCGCCGGGGGCATTGCCGGAGCTCTCGTCAGAGTCATCGGGGCCTTGGCCGCCACCAGAGTCACTATCAGAGTCCTCGTCACCGGAGCCATCGCCAGAGTCACCATCGGAATCCTCGCCGTCAGAGTCCTCGTCGCCAGCACCGGAACCCTCGTCATCACCGGAACCTTCGCCGCCTTCACTGGAACCCTTGTCACCTCCACTTTTGCCAAAGTCCTCGCCATCCCCTTCACCAGAGTCGCCGCCGCCTCCAAATCCCCCGTTGGGGTCGTCTGGTGTTTCGGCCATGAACGTCAGGAGCCGGTAGTATTCCTCAGCGGTCATGTTCTCTGGGAAGCCGTATGCGGTTGCGGTCACCGGCGCGCAGCCTTGAACGGTGGGCAAGGAGTAGCCTTCCCGCCGGAGACGGGAGTTGACTTCCATGTCAACGGCCAGCCGCCAGGGCTCAAGTTCCTTGCCCTCCCCGCGCTGAAAATGGCGGAGAATCAAATGATAGACTTCGTGGAGTACGATGGTCGCCAGTGAGTCCACCGGCTGGGCTGCCACCAAGTCGGGCCGGAAGTAGAGGTCAAGCCCTTGACTCACGCTCATAATGAAAGGCGATTTGGTTGTGGGCTTCATGTTCAGCGCCCAAATGTAGGAGCCGTAGTACCTCGTTCTCGCCGCCTGCCTGAGCCTTGCTGCCTGCAAATTCGGTGGTATCATCTCCCCTCCTTGATACAAGTATAGCATAAAGTCGCCATTTTGTCAAGACAGGCCCCATCCCAGGCTCGCCAGTCCAACCAGGGTCACCGCGCTGTCCCACGCCTCGCGAACCAGGTGAAAGTTACGATTTTTCGACACCCAACTCCGATGACGGGTAGCGTACTGCAACCAATAGTGGTAACCACGTACCGGGCTGTCCGAGTGCTCCCTGCTCGCCGTGACCAGGATGACCACGCGGTCATCGTGGCGAAGCACCCTGGCGTCGGATGTCGCCAGCACGCCGCCGCTGTCAATGTATGAGCAGGCCATCGCGTAGTCACGCTTGAGCAGGAGTGGAAACTCCCCAGCGCGCGGGAGCAACTTGAACACCTTGTAGTCATCTTTCTTAGCCATGCTACCTCCCAAGTCCAGCGGCTTCGAAAATCATCCGCAGTGGGGCGATGTCTGCCAACGGGATGTTGGTGACGTCGGAGGGCTTGTTCCTAACCAAGACGCTGCAATTGGCTGCTGCTAAGTCCGCGTGGCCGATTTTTGCCGCGTGGCTCATCACCTTGAACGCCTTCAGCCAATCGTCCTGGTGACCGTCCAAGACGTAGGCTACCAGACCGCTGAGCATTGCGTGAACCCTGTCGCCGGCCGTCTCCGCCTCAATCAGGCTGGGCTTCTTCAGCAACTCTTCTGGGGTGGGCAGGTCAAGACGCTCCACGAACTGAGCCAGCTCAAGCGCTGGCCCCTGACCAACGCAGCCGGCCAGCAGGTTAATGCCGACGTCGGAGCCAAGTTCCCAGCCAAGAGACGCCACCGCGCCAGCCAGTTCCATTGCGTTGCTCCATGACCTGCGGGACGGCCACGCCTTCCCAGCCTTGGCGGGGTCTTCAGGTCTCTGCCTGACCAACTCGCGGCGAGCGTCCAGAAACGAGATGACCAGGGCCGTCGCGGCAGAGATGTGGTCAGTCCAGTTAGCGGACAGCTTGGGTAGCTCAGAAGGCTTCTGCCAAATGCCCGTAAGACACCCTTCGCGCCAATCGTCATGAGACGTGGCGAATTCGAGGTGCACAAGCCGGTTTGCGACCGGGGCAGCCAAGTCGTAGCCATCGGTGGCAATTTCGGGGGGATTCGCGATTGCGAACCGGCGCACGTGCTCAGGGAGAACGTAGTCGCCAAGTTCCCGGTCCTGAAGCAGCGCCATCATAGGGGCTTGCATGGCGGGCCGGGCGCAGGTCAGTTCGTCTAGAACGATAACAGACGGGTTGTGCTCAGCGAGTTGTTTGCCGAGGTAGCTCGGCATCGAGTGGACGTAGCCGTCCACCGGAACCGGCAGAGACAGGTCGCAAGGGTCGTGCCGGGAAGGGATGAACACCTGAGCGTAATATCCCATCTGCAAGGCGACGTTCTTGACCATGGACGACTTGCCTTCGCCGGAGTCGCCCCACAAAATAGCGGGCCGGTTTGCCTGCAACGTAATGGCTATGCAGGCCGCCAGGACCTGACCCTGCCTGTTAGAAGAACCAGTCTCCAAAAGTGACACGTTACCCCTCCTCGACTAGGATGGTGGCTTAACCACCTCCCCTATAGTATAGCATATACTGCCTATTTTGTCAAGCGTTTTGACTGATTTTTCGCAAAGATTCTAACTCCATCATTAGAATTGAGGTACTCCTCAGTGAATCGCTGCAAGTCCGCCGTCGCCCTGACAAACGCAGCCACAGCCTCCTGGTATTCAGCAGAGTCCCTGCCACTGGCTTTGGCCCTGGCGTTCAGTTGCCTGCCCGCCTGCCCCCAAGTTTCCAGCAGATCCAGGGCAGTATCACCCCATGCCTTCATTCGTCCTCCTCAGCTATGTACGGGCGGATGTCCCCGCCTGTTATCCTCATCGTGTTTCTGCCAAACCTGCTCAGCAGGTAGCCCTCCACGCCCGCGTCATCGTTCCAAGCGGCTACGGTGAGCAACCTGTCTCTGTGAGTGTAGCGAAAGTCCACAACCCTGAACACGGTCTCGCGGGCCCAGTCAGTCAGCCGGGCCTTGTCTATCTCGTCAAGAGCCAGCACGGGCACGTCGAGCGTCTGGTCAAAAAACTCGCGGACGGGCCTGGGTCGCTCAGGATTATACGCCTCGCGAAACCTGCCGAGAAGGTCAGGCAAGTTCTGGTACATGGCCGGGGTTCTAGCGCGAACCATCTCGGCAACCACTGTTTTGAGGATGTGTGTCTTGCCACATCCAAAACCTCCCTGTACCCCAAAGACGCCTGCCTTGCGCCCAAGCATCAGGGCCAGGTAGTCAAACAGCCCATCCCTGCCGGGGATGTCAAGTATGCCTGAAACGCTTAGCCCCAGGTCGCTGCCGCGCAGGTTGCTGCGCATGACAAACTGGGCGGTAACAAGCTCGGAGTTGTGAGTGCACTGTATGTAATGCACCCCCCATTGCCCGAACCCCTGCTGCCCAGGCGATATATCGTCGCGCCGCAACCAGCCAGGCGCGCCCGTGTCCATGTGGCACAACGCGCATATCATGTTACCCCCCTGATTTTTTGTATCGTCTCGGCATCTATCCGAGGAGCCTCGTGGAATGAAAAAGAGGCCCACTCCGCACGAATCTGCCCAGGGTGCGGGCGGCTTCCCTGCTTGCCTCTCCAGTCGTAACGCCTCCACCAGATAGCGAAGCGCGCCAGTGATTCGGGAGACTCTCCCTGCTTCACCAAAAAGCCGACCAGAGAGTTGAGCATCTGCCGCTGACGCTTGGTCAGAGTCGCCATGTCATACCCACAGACTTCACAGGCCTTAACGAAAAGAGAACCCGCAGGGGCCTTCTCCGTAGGAGAAGGCGAGCTATCTTCTAAGCCAGGCTTAAGGCTCTTAGGCTTAAGGCTCTGAGTATTTCGCTTATTTGACGAAGTACTCACCGGAGTATTTCGCCGTTTTGACGAAGTACTCGCCGATTCTACTCTCTCACAATATTGTGGGAAAGTACTCTCCTGCTCTACTCTCTCACGGTGTTGTGGGAGAGAAGCGTTGCACTCATTTGCGAAAGTAACCAGGGCGTCGCCCCCAGGGCCCACCCCTGCGCTAGCCTCTTCAGCAAGGCAGGTATCCTGCACGCCAACCCGAGCTTCCTCAGGGGCGTGGGAGCCAAGTGCGGTGTCCTCTGTGGGACATTCCGCGTTTCTAATTCCAAAATTAGAAACAAACCAATCGCAAATATCCTGGCGGGCCTCCCCGCACAGAATCGGCGCAACTCCGTTGTGACGGATAGTAAACGTCGCCAGGCCCATGTCTTCAAGTTGTTTCCTGGCCCTGTCCAGCGAGGACAGGCTAATACCCAAGTCGTCGGCCATAACCTTGCGACCTGGGCAATCGCCGTCCAAAACAATGATGTACGAAAGCAACGCAGCGGCAACTAAGTCGCCCGTCTCGCTCAAGAAGCGATAGGGCACTACAAGGGCGTTCATTCCTCAGCCCGCTCCACATAGAACAGGCAGCCCTTTCGCTGATGCTTTGCCTTGCATCCGTCGCAGTACATCTCCCTGGCCGACGACCGCTTCATAATCCAGGTATCGCCGACCTTGAGCCAAATGAGGCGGGGCCGCAGGCTATTCTGCGGCCCCAGGCAATTGTATTTGCTCATGGCAGCACCGGCACAATGCGGAACTTGACGTCAGCCCCGTCGTCAGGCAAGTAACCCTGCTCAGACGACGCCTTGATGACAATGATGACACGCTCACTGCCGTCAGGGAGCGTCTCGAAAGTAACCGTTCCCTCCCCAGTGTATGGGTCTGCGTAAACCTTCTGCACCCCGCTGGCAAGGTCAATCTCCCTGCGAAGGCGCTGGCAGCTCCAGCCACCCTGCTGAGCCTTGAGCAACCAGTCCTTCTTCACGTCGGGGCCGTCCAGCTTGGCGACCGGGGCCCAGTGAGAAAACGTAACACCATCGCCAAGAATGCGGGCCTCGGGCTCCATCCGGCGGGCGATGGAAGCAGTGTTCATCAGTGTACCCACCCCCAGCCCAGTGACCTTGACCGCCTGAGTGTACCTCTGACCCCAGCGGCGCTCGCCAAAATTGAGCCAGTCACCCAAGTAAACATCCATGAGTTGCTTTTGCTCCTGGAGAACGCCGCCAATGCGTTCCCAGACAGCATACGGCGTGTCGTCGGCAAGCTCAAGCCCTTTGTCGGTGAAGCTCACATACTTCTCCAATTCCTGAATCCGAGTCGCGACCTCTGCTGCCATCTTACCCTCCCTCTTTGACCTATAGTATAGCATATAAACGCTATTTTGTCAAAGATGCCTTCAGCCTCTTGCTCTGCTCCTTGGAGCCGTGACACCACGTCCCCTCATCTGTGCGGTGGCTGTACCACTGACCGTTGGGCCCCGACTTGAGCTTCATCGGCACTTGATGCGTCTCGCAGATGACGGTATCAGGCACGTCGCTGTTGCCAGCCTTGTTTGCAGCCTTGTCGCCAGGGAGCCAACGTCTCTCGACCAGCTTTTTTTCCAGTGCAGTCCACCTGTTGAGCAGGGCAGACGCTTCGTCTTCGGTAACATCCTCGCGCAGCGTCAGCAGCAGGTCATATCCCGCCGCTGTGCGCACCTTCACGGTCAGGCTCACTTTCGCCTCGTTCATCGTTACCCTCCTTTGAAATGTTAATGGCTGTAACCCAGCCAAGCAGAAACGATAGCGCCCCGGCATACTCGATGGCTTCGAGTAGCCCGGGGCTGTAAAACGTAGTGAGTCCGTGCCCTCTCAGCTCGGTCAGAAAGATACGCTCTGTGTATCCCTTGACTAGCCGCATGATAGCGGCCTGCTCGTCAGGCGAGTACACGTCCCACAGCGCCACCATCTTCTGGACAAGCAGGGCCGCATCCGCCGTGGCCATGTCTCGCCTCGTCGCTGTCGGGATAAGGCGTAGCAAGGACTCAAGTTTGTCAGCAGGGACGCCTGTGTCCCGCATGAATTGCCGCGCCTCAGGCGTGTCCATGAACGCTCCGAGGGACGGAGCAAGGGAGACATCAGCGTCACCAAACAGAGAATGATAAAGTTCGGCTAGTCCGTTCATGGCAGTGAGATAGTCCTGTGGCCTGCCGCCCTGCGAAGCTCGCCCTCAGCAACCATACGCTCGATGTGGAACCGCGTGGCCGTGTTGCTGAGGCCAATAGCCTTCGCGACCTCGACCAGGGTAGGGCCGTAACCACGCGAGCCTGTGTACGCCGCCACGTACGTCGCAATGCGGCGCCTGCGTTCAAGCCCCTTCTGTGTTGCACCTTTTGGCATAGTACCTCCTGACTATAGTGTAGCGTATATTGCCTAGTTTGTCAAGTCTCCAAGACCTTCGTGACCAAGATACCGAGCCTGCGAAGGAGCTCGTGGAGATGCGGGTTGTCAGACTTTGCAGCCAGTAGCGCTTGTTGGGCCGCCACGACGTTCATCTCGGAGTAGCCGTTCCCGTAGCGCCGCAAAATCCCGCACAGTTCTCGCCCGATGTCCCAATAGTAGTGCTGAGCCGAGGTCAAGCCACCCCTGTCAGTCCACTCCTGATAGCGCTGGCCTGGGACATACTCTCGGAACCCGCGCCCAGACCCCAGGCTCTCGGCAGCCTCCTCCAGTTGTGCGATTGCCCAGCGTTGCCGAAATGCTCTACGGGCCTGTGACTCGTCAATCTCCCACAGAGTAGCGATATGCCGTATGGTGCAACAGTGCCGCAGGTAAGAGAAGGGAAAGCGACGGGACGGAGGGGATATTTCGCGGCAGCAATCGCGAACCTCTCTCTCGTCGGGGTGCCAAATCCTTTTGGAATCCCAGTGACCGAACGTGGTCGTCGGCACCTTATGCGCCCGCCGTTGCCAGTACATGTGCCACGCAAACTCAAGTCTCTGCTCAGGCGTTGAGCTTCTCATCAGCGCCTCGTCAAATGACTGTATCATTATTTGCTCCAGGCAACACAAGTGCAAGTGGCAGGCAACTCGGCCACTATTTCAGCCCGTTCTCGCTCAGAATGAAAAATGGCGTCGGAGTCCTGTACCCATGTCTCCCCGTGCCAGTCCTTGCACTCGGCAAGTGTCTCCATGAAGCCAACGGGGTCATCAGTGCTGACCGCCGTACGTCCAGGATAGAACACGATATACATCACCCCTCCAGCTTTCTAACCGCCCTCGATAACTCAAGGAACGGCCCTTGCTCCTCGATGAAGCGCTCAAACTCGTCAGGGTCAATCCGGCACATTACAGCCAGGTGATAACGCATATACTTACGGTACAACTCGGAGGGATTGCCATCCGTGCAGTTACGGTAATAATCCCATGCCCGAATCATAGCTTTTTGCATGACTGCTCAAACTCCAATCGCACCAATTCGCCCTTCAGGAATTTCTTGAACTCTCTTTCGTCAAGGCCGTACTTGACCGCGATGTGCTTGACCGTTGAGCAGTGCCTCAAGTATGAGTAGGGCCATCTCCTGGAGGGGCCGCGTATGTCGTTGCAGCAATCCTGATACTCGCCAGCATCGGGGAACCATTGCCCTGAGCGCCACTTCCCATATTGCGTAGGGCGAATCTTGCCCTCGGCCTTGCCGATGTACTCAGCAGCCGCCTGCTTCATGCGCGTGAGTTCAGCGATAGCCCCCTCGTACTCCTCGCGAGTCAACAACGGCGGGGGATTGTTCGGGTCAGTCGGGTCGTAGTCACACTCCTCGCATGGGTCGAAGCAACCAGAGTCGTTGACGGGAAAGGCCGTTCCGCACCTGGGGCAAAAGCCCCTACCGATGCAGTAAGGGCAATCCCCCGTGTTGACGACATCAACGCTTGTGTCCCCGTATGGAGCAGAGTCCGCAGAATCAACGGCCCCGTCACCGCCGCAAGCGGGACACCAGAGCGAGGGCCGAGCCACCTCGTAACGGTGAATCATGCGCTCGTTCACCTCTCCTCCTCTCATGTAGATGTGCTAATCCTCGTCGTCCCACCAGCGGACGCGGTATTGTGGATACTCTGCGAGTGCGGCGCGAATCACTTCGAACACCTCGATGGCCACGGCTGGTGCGCTGCCCTCCATCTCCGCAAGCAGAGCGGTGCAGCGCGCTATCTCCTCACTCTGCCAGCCGAATTCGGCAAGAGTTGCACTGATAGCCTTGCCGAGACACCTGTGAAACTCTGTTCTTTCCATGTGACCTCCTACAGTTGCGGCGGCGGCCACGGCGTGGCACACCGGACATTCGACGGCTTGGTATGGTGTGACGTGGTAGCCGTCGTAGTTCGCGGTTTCAATGAGCGTACACACTGCGTCAGTCAGTGGGATGGGCTTGAGTTCCATCGATAACCACCGCTCCCTGTCCCGCCAGCATGGGCGGAACGTATTCACTGTCACATGACTCACAATGCACAGCATCGCTGTCACCCCAGGCGAGCCAATCCATGCGGTCCTCGCCGCAGACGGGACAAGCCCACGGCGCTGGCACGCGCTCATCCACATGAGCGAGGTTAGCTGCTATTACTCGTGATGCTTCCAGTGCTGACAATTCCTCGTGGTTCATCTCGCCCCTCCTTAAGAGTTTGCCCAGACCACTCTGGGCATCAGCTTCGTTGGCTGGCTAGTTCTGCGGAGAAAAACAGTGGTGACATTCCCGCCCCTGACTATCGCGCAGAGGCCGTCGCCGTTGCTTTCGCCAACCCAGACCTTTTGAGGAAGCCTGGCTATCCAGACCTGGGCGTCTGACTCACAAACCTTCGCCAGCCGGGCCTCCAGGTCTGCCACTGAAAGGCCGAATGCCTTTGGGAGCCTCTCGTCGATCCGTTCCCTTGCGTGCCTTGTCAGCTTAGCCATCTCACTTCCTCCTGACTATAGTATAGCAGATATTGCCTATTTTGTCAAGCGTTTTAGCGAAAATAGACGGCCAATTTTTCTAATTTTACGATTAGAAATAAAACGAACGCGGGGCTGGTGAGGCCCCGCGCTCTCTCGGAGGATACGGCTATCGCGTCCGCAAGTGCGCCACTTGACTCACTGTGAACGCGAGACAGCCCGCCGCAATGGAACAAACCACCGCAGCGGCATCAATTGCAATTGCGCACATCCACGCGCTCAGGCCAAGGGCCAACAGGGGCGTTCCCAGGCAAAGCCCAAGGACGACCCAACGCTTCGCAGCAAAAGACAATGCCTGAAACGCCGGGATGGCCTCGACCAAAAAAGACCACAGGGCCCCCACGAACGCAGCAATGGCAATATCCTCACTCGCCAGTCTCAGCAGTGTCGGACAAATCGCTGTCATCTCTCTCCTTTCCCACAAAATATACCCAAGTCATCCTGGGCTGCCCACTGCGCCCAGACACAAACATCTTCCGCCTGTACATGCGCCCCTCCCTGATGGCGCGGTCTACCTTCCTTCGGGTCGTCTCGTAGCATAGCCCCAGAGCCTCAGCCAGCTCGGTCATAGTTAGCCCGTCGCCCCTGACCTCCGGTCCATATCTAAGTGCCGTCCGGTATTGCTCGATGACGTCGTCTTCGGTTGCTCCGAGTTGATGCTCACCCAATTGTCCCTCCTCCAGTGATAGCGCCTCCAACCAAACTCGTAGGAGCCGGAGTCCACAATGAAAAAGATACCGCCAACAGGCGTAAACCGTGAGGCAGCCCCCAGCTTGAACAGAAACTCGCTACGCATCTGCCAACCAGGGGTCAGCACAACCCTGGGGCGTGATACCTGCCCGCTATCCCCCAGTGTGTGAAGATGACTGAACACAGCCACGTCGGGCGGGGCGACGCCCTCCTCGGCGTGCCAGTCATAGAGTATTTTTGACAGACGCGCAGGCAATTGCGGTAACGTCCAAGGCATACTGGCGCGACCAGGTGGATGATGCTCAAAAAGAAACCTGACTCCCTCAACCTCCAGTCTGAGCGACCACCACGCAGGAGAACCCGGGGCAGGAACTGCCCCGATGACCCTGGCCAGTAAATCCTCGCTGGAGCCAGCGTAGCCGACGTGGAACCGAGACCCCTTCACAATGAAAATCTGCTCCGCTACTTCAACGGCGGGCTTCATGCAAGCTTCTGCATAAATCACCGCGTCGGCGCTGGATTCACTAATCCTGCCATAGCGGGCCATCTCAGGGTCGTCAACACCATCCCCATTGAGCACGCAGATAACCGTGGCCCCGTGCTTCTTTTTCAGGGCGGCTATGTCACGCCAGTAACTACAGTATGCCTCCCACAAAGCCTCCTGTGCCCTGGACAGAATGACAGGACTGGGACCCTCTGTGGTTTGCCGAACCTGGCCCGGCGGACACAAACCGACGCTGGAGTTTGGGTGCGTGTCAGCTATGCCTGCTATGATGACGGTCATTGCAGCAGCCTCGCCAAGATAACTGCCTGCAACAACGCGATAGTCACGGTGGCTACCCTGTCCCAATTCGTCTTTCCGGTAGCAACATGAACCTGGAGCCTTTCCAGACAGTTATCTAACCGGTGCAAGCTGGCCTGCACCTCTTTCATGACGGAGTCCGTGGCCTGCTGGTCGCGTTCCAGCCTGAGCTGGCACGCCTTCAGCAAAGCAATCTCCCCGTGGGAGACCTTCACGTCGCCGTTGATTTCAGTGATTTTTTTCTCTATCCTGTCGAGCTGCGTTGTGCGCGTCATCATGCTCCCAGGCGTGTGAGGATTATTTCCAGTGAGTCCGGGGGGAGGTCAGGGTTAAGCGTCAGCACGCCGGAGTCCGCGTCATATTCTGTAGAAACGATGAAAAAGCAACGCCCCTCTACTGGCGTGAAGGTAGGGAAGTCTTGTAGCTGCAAAACACTGCCAGGACGAACCATCGCCAGGTTGACTGAGTGGCCATGCCTGTCACGCAGCCTCCTCACCTTGATACCAGACGCCTTCCACGCCAGCTCGCTGTGGCGGGCAAGGTGCATGTCGCGAATGTTTTGCGCCTGCGCCGCTGAAACCCCTGAGCCAGCCGCAATACGCGCCTCCCGCCTGTCGTAACGCTCTATGGAACTCATGTCCTCCGCTGCCGCAGTCGCTCCAGCCGAGTGAGTTACAACCACGCTGTTAGCCAACTCCTCGGTGCTCTGAGTCAGCCCAAAGTCGCCTTCCAAGTCGCTCATGGAGACGAGGTAGTCAACGTACTCCTGGGTTGCCGTCCGGCGTGGAATGAACTCGGAGATAAAGGCCATGACCTGCCCCTCAGACGGCCCCCAGGTTACAGTCAACGATGCCTGTAAGACCCCAGGGTCATCCCATGCCTCAATTTGCTTGCGTGTGTCGAACCCAGCGTTAGGATTACTCCGAAAGATAATGTCAGCGTCACAACCCGACCTCCAGGCAGGCATATTGACAAGCTCCTGTAGAAGCTGGCTGAGGTCAGGGGAATTGACCAGGCCAGCCGCAGGCCATACGCGGCTCCACGCAACCGCAGCGTGCGACTTCACCCTGGCAGAAGGCCAAGACACAGCAAATGTAGCTGGATTCACGCTGCGCTCGGCATAGAACGACCCTGTGACCGGCTCGTCAGCACCCAAGTCGCCCGCGCTGTTGAATGTAATTACCGCGCTCAGGATGCGGGCGTAGCGCGGGATAGTCAGGTTGCGGAATATCCATCCCGCGTGATAGTAGTTTACACCCGAGGCCCCGATACGCACCACGGCAGCATTGTGGGAGCTGTCAGCGCCGTCTGACCTGTCGTGCGCGTCGTCCGGCCCAGCACTGACCTGTACGGTCTGACCGCCGTTCAAGAACATGGCCACTGTATGCCACAGATTCAAGTAGAACCGTCGGGGCGGTGACTGAGAATCGCCCGCCTTGCCAACGGCCTCCAGGATAGCCTGTAGCGTCTCGTCCTCCCACTCGCCGCCATCCAAGTCAAATCCAGGAGTCCAGACGTTTTGCCAGTTCGTGCTGACTAACGGGCTCAACGGCAATACTCGCTCCACTACCTCGTCGCCGGTCTCGCCTGGGGCAGCGGTGACCGTGGCCCTGCGTTGCTGGAGCGACTCCCAAGCCCCAAACGCTGTTAACTCAGCCATACCGCCACTGCTGGTAGAACGGGCTATGTCGGCAATTCTTCCGGCCCACGCCTGCCCCATACCGCAACGCAATTCCAGCCGATAGGCGCTCTTTGCAAATAACTCCGTGCGAACGCGCTGCGGTATCCAAAAGCGAGCTTCGCGAAAACCGCCCGGTATAGACGCATTGAACCGCAGCCCCTTGACGTGCTGAATCAAACTAAGCGGGTCGCCCAGTAACGCGCCTGCTCGATTGAAAATGTAGGGCAAAACTCGCGCCGGGGCATGCGACACCGCATACGTGCGGGGCTCCTGCCACTCTATGAGCAAAAAATAAGGGGAAGCTCCTTCGGTAGAAAAAATGGCCGCCCACTCAGTTGTGGCGTCAGCGGGAACATCAGCGTTGACATCCCTGTTAGACACAAGCGTGTACTTCGTGTCGCCGGACAAGTTAACCCTCGAAGGGTCAACATCCATCTCGTACCACTGTCCCAAGGCAAACCTTCCGTCGCCAGTGTCAAAAAGGGCGCCCTCGTAAACACCGCCATAAGCGCCGTCATAGTTAGCCTCCCTATTTGCCGCTAATGTCTCCGCCCAGTCCCAGCGGTACACCATGCCAACAAAATCCTGGGTGGACGAGTCGGCCTGAACGCGAGCGCAGAGGCGGGCGCGCACAATCCTGGCCCTGGCAGGGAGATTAAGGCCAGCGGTAGGGATGCTCAAGAAGCCGCGCCGGACACGGTACGTCCCTGCCTCATGCCCCTGCCCAACGCGGATGTCCGCGCCCGCCGCGTATGATGCGGAGGATGTAGAACGAGCCGTTGCATACACCGCGTTGCTCCCCACGATATAGCCGTCAACGTCCTCGCCATACACCCGTATCTGTGGCATTAGCGAAGCCTCCTGTATCGGGGCCGATACTTAAGCCAAACACGGGTAAAGTCCCCTTTCCGCCAGGGATAACCCGTGCCAAAGTTGCGCCACATCAAATTGAGCTTCGCTGGAATGCGGACAGGGGCCAGTATCCAGCCGTAAAAGTCGCATCCTGACAGGAGGCGCTCCCAGTCATAGTCATATACCGTGCTGCCGCATCGCCCTGACTCGATGGAGTCGAGCATCAGCAATGACAGGTAAGGCAGGCTTTCCTCGTTAGGGACTTCCACCAGGCCCTCCATGTCGTTAGCCAGCAGCTCCACCCCGTCCATGTCCACAGGAGAGCCGGTGCTAATCGCCCGTATCCAAACTTCCAGGCGGCAATAAACTCCGTCCACAGAGGAGTCCCAGTCGCCAGGGCGGTATTGCTGGGCGTCAGACGGGTCAACGTAATGGCTGGGTATAGCCACAACCTGCTGCTCCAGCTCCGGCACTCGCCAAACACTGTCGGCGTCAACCAAAAACTCAGGTGTGAACGGGCCATAATGCGCCCCCGTAGCGACCCTGTATCGCACATAGAAGTTGTCTGCCGCCCCTGTCTTGAATCTTCCCGCTATCCTCCAAATGCCCAGGATGCGCCACAAGTCCTCCGGCTCCGCTGCAAGAGGGATGTCATACCGTTTTACACTTGCTGTCGTGGTGGGAGTGGTACGCGCGCAATTCCCGCCAGAGGCAGTAGCGTCTACCTGTGTGGCTGAGTCTACATCATACGTAGCCGCTCCAGCCTCGGCCTCAAACCAATGCAGGGAGTGGTTGCCCTTCAGTGCTCTCTTGCTGGGTATATCATCCCTGGGAACCCCGCGCCGAATCAAGCTGAAGTAGAACTGGCGCGGCTCCGAGCCTTCCAAGTAGTTTTGGATGAAAATCTTCACCCCCGCAGGGTAGTCACCAGGTACATTCTGAATCTCCGCCGCGTTCTGTCGCCCGGAAGGGTCATTCGCAATAATACTGCTGCTTCCCTTAATGCGTGACCAGGGCAACTCGGCAGCCCCAAGTCCAGCCATTACAATGTCCGTCATCTCTGAGACCCTCAGAATGCTGTGCCATGTCCTACAGTCGAGAACGGGGCCGCAATGTTCCCCAGAGGCAGAACAGCCAATGTACAAACTGGCACTCAGGGCAGGGCAGGCAAAGGCCGCAAACGCTACGGGCGTCAGTAGCCCACCGGAGTTACTGTATATCCAGAAGCGAATGCCGTCATACGCCCATTGCGCGAACGCCCACAATCTAGTCCCCTTGGCAAATGTCACCGCCGCGCTGTTCGCTATGTTCGTCCCGTCCGTCATGGTGAAGCGGGTATTAACGCGATCATATGCCAGTGATATGCTGTCGCTCTGAAACACTTTCCCGTCGTCCCAATATCCGTCGTGCGCCTGAAGCGTGTCAAACACAACCAGTATTGTCGTGTCGGTGCGCTCGATAGCTGGCGGGATTAGCCCCCTGGAGTTGAGTACTCTATATGTGCCCGTGGCGCGAACGGACATGCTCAGGTGCGCCGCCCCACTGAATGAAAATCCGAGGCCAAGGTCGCCGTAAATGTACTCAGTACAACGAGGGGTCTCCTCCAACTGGAAGCAGTCGGCGTAAACAACCCTGTTAGCCTTGACCTCCAAACCAAACTCCACCGCCGCGTTGACGCCCGCAAAGCCTTGTGAGTAGGCCCTGTACCAGCCGTCATCAAGAGCCTCATAGAAGGTAGGCAAAGGGCCGTTGTAGTATAGCCGAGCGTCCGCTACCGTGACTGGAGCACCGTCAGGCCGCCTGAGCCAAACCTGCGCCGAGTGGCTATTGACGTTGCCGACGTTCACCGAACGGGTCAGTCGCCTGTCTGCACCGCCCGTCTCTGTGAGGAGCAGGCTGGCAAAGCCGTTCCGGACGTATGTGGGGTCTGTGTTCTCGTCCACGGTCAGGGCAGGGTTGGACGGACTCCAGCCATTATCCCTGTCCGCCTCGTATTCAAAGTCAGAATTAACGCACTTGTTGTAACAGCCGTGCTCCAATGAAAATCCGTTGCCGTAAGGCTCTATGGCCCCCTCGGCTTCGCCAATCCACCTGTCCCACATGGGCTCCCAGCAGAAAATGCGCTCCCCGTTTTGCCCGAACCTGTGCCGAGTCCGACAGATGACGGCCAGCTCAGTGATTACAGCAAGCCTGCCCAGGGTGTCATACGCCGCCCCAGGTATCTCGTAGGTGATGGCGGGCGCATCCGTCTCATGGAAGCCGGTCAATCGCTTCCAGAGCCAGCCGCGACCAAAAGCGGTATCCAGCGACGTCCCGTCCCAGACCTTCACTCCCAGGAAGACGGGTTGGGAGCCAGCCACGCCGTTCTCATAATCTATGGCAGACATATTCATGCGCCCCAGCTCATGGAGTGCAGAGATAACGGCCTGGGATGCGTTCTCCTTGACGTATAGCCGGAGCTTGACGAACTCGCCGTCATCAGATACCGGCTCCTCCAGGGGGTAGAAAAGACCCCAGTCAGCCAGGTCAACCTCGCGGCTACCACAAACGACCCGCACGGCTAACTTACCCATCGTCCCTCAATTCTAATTCCAGAATTAGATTCACGGCGTCCTCACCCCGTACCGGCTGGCGTTTCTGTAGCCACGCCCAACCCGCTCGCTTATCTGTCGCGCCAACTCGTCAATGTCGGCGTCAGAACGGATAGACACCGGCCCCGTGATATAGACATTGGTGCTAACCCCCTGCCCAAGCAGCTCCCTCGTTTCCCCTGCGGGAATAACCAGCTCTGGCCCCTTCTCGGCCAGGAGGTAAAGCCCCTTCTTCGTCGCCAGGCCGCCCGCCTGCATAGCGGGAACCTCCGTCGGAATAAGCGAGGGCCCGACTATACCAGCGAGCGAACCGTTGATGGCTCCGATAGCTCCTTCCAGAACGCCAAGCCCCGACAGAAGCCCAGCCGCCAGGCTGTTCACGATTGACGCGCCAATGTCAAACAGAGATACGGCTCCCAGTCGAGCAACAAAGGCGTCCATAATGCCGAGTATCTCCCCGAGGGCGTCGGGGAACACACTGACGCTCAGGGCGTCCTGCAAGCCAAACATCAGCGAAGATAGCGCAGCCGTCACGCCCTCTAACCAACCGCCGACTTCTACCCACTCAGGGTGGGCCTCAAACAGGGTGGCCAAACCCGTTGGCCCTGTCATCAGGCTGGTGACTGTCCAACGAATCAGGTCAACCACCGCCCTGATAGTGTTCTGAGTCGGCAAATTGCCATGTCGCGCCCCGAGTGCAAAGCGGTCAAAGAAACTCAGGAACGAGTCCAGCACGCGATTGATGGACTCCAGGGCCGGAGCCAGTGTACTCATGCGGCTGACCTGCTCCGTGCTGATGTCCAAATCAATAAACTTGTCCATCGTATAAGAGACAAGCGTAAATAGCTTATCCAACTGGCTGGCGTCAGGCATGGCTTGACCCACCAGCCCCCGCACGACGTTCAGAACTGTGCCAAGCGCGCCAAAGGCAGGTTCGATGCCGGAGAACGCCTCCGTGACTTCGGGCGTCAACCCTGCCGCCATAGCCGTTCTAAGCCCGCCACTCAGCTCTATGAGCAGCTTGGTCATAACCGACACAAAGGTGGCTATCTGGTGACGATTGACATGAAGTGCCTTCCCAGACAGGTCGGACAGGAACCTCAGGGACCCTGTCGCAATTGACAGTACCCTGGTAACCGTCTCGTTGAAGCCCTCGGCTACGGATATGCCCTCGCGCTCAAACCACTCCTGGAGCTCCCGCAGGCCCAAGACCAGCACCCGTAGCACAGTGCCAGTATCCTCGGTGAATCGCTGTGCTTGTAGCTGCGCGTTCGCCAGCTTAGTGTACGCTCCAAGGTTTGCCAGGAAAGAGAAGGATGAACCGAGCGCGCTCATCAGGGAGCCGATTGCCTCCGCCCATGTTCGCGCCGCTTCCACTCCTTCCATATTGAATCGCTTGCCTGCCTGAACGAGTACAGGCAATACCGACAGGACGTCCCCCACAAAAACAGTTGCCTTGTCAGCCAGCCCGGATACAGACTCGAAGGCAGCCAGCCCCTTCAAGAATGAAAAAGATGCATTCAGGGAGCTGAATAGCTTGCCAGTCCCATCGGCCCATTCCCCCGCCGCCTTGAGGCCCTCAGTGCCAAAGCGCGTGCCGGCATCTACAACAATCGGCAGAATGGCGAGGATGTCTCCAATGAGCGTCTGCACTCTTATCGCCGCATCAGTAAGGCCCTGATAAGCGCCTAACTCGCGCATGAAGTTGAACCCGGACTGGAGACTGCCGAATATGCCCCCTGCTCCCTCTGCGAACTCCCTGGCTGCCTGAATTCCGTCAAGCCCGAAAGAGGCCGCTAGCGCCCGCAGGTGGGGATAAATGGCCGCCACGTCCATCGTAAACGCCTGGATACGAGCCAGCAGATTACTGGGAGTGACGTACTCTGCCAAGGAGCGCATGTAGGCAAAGACAGAACTCAGCGAGTTGAATATGGCCCCTGCGCCTTCCGCCCAACCCCGCGCGACTTCCATACCCTCCAGGCCGAGCCTTCTGCCCAAGTCACGCAGGGAGGGATAAGTCGCGGCAACGTCCTCACAGAACCTCCCTATGCGGGCCAATAAGTCAGCGGGGGTCGTGTACCCTGCCAACGCTTGCATATAGTTGAACACAGAACCAAGGGCGGAGAAGATAGCCCCGGCGCCCTCTGCCCAGCCCCGCGCAACCTCCAGGCCGTCAACGCCAAACGACAAGCCGAGGGCCTTAAGCGAGGGATATACAGTGGCTATGTCCTGCGTGAACGCGGCAATCTTCGCGGAGAGGCCCACGGGCGTCGTGTACTCGGCCAGGCCGGACATCAGGCGAAACACGCTAGACAGGGCATTGAAAATCGCCCCAGCCCCTTCCGCCCAGCCGCGAGCCTCCTGCAAGCCCGCCGTGCCAAAGAGCTCGCCCAGGGCCTTCAAGTGGGGGAACGTCCCCAAGACATCTCCGGTAAAGGCCCCAATGCGAGCCGACAAGTCAAGGGGGGTTACGTATGTCGCCAGGCTAGACATGAACGAGTAGGCAGAGCTAAGCGCGCTATAGATAGCCCCGGCGCCCTCAGCCCATTCCCTGGAAGCAGCAAGGCCCTCACTGCCGAGCCGAAGCCCAAGGGCGACAATGTGCGGCAGCGTCGCCTCTACATCGCGCAACAAAAGCCCGATGCGGTCAGATGTCCCTGCGTAAACAGACAAGCTGGCCATGAAGTCAAAAGCCGACCTCATGCCGCTGAAGATGGCCCCCGCGCCTTCTGCCCAATTGCGAGCCGTCTGGTCAGACTCAGACCACAACCGCAGGCCAACCTCCCGCAAGGCTGTGAACGCCACTTCCACGTCGGACGTGAACAGGCCCAGTTTGGCCGCCACGTCGAAAGTGACATACGTGGAGAGGGCGGACAGGGCGGAGAACGCGCTCTGTATGCCGTTGAACACGGCCCCAGCCGACCCGGCCCACTCAGCGGCTATCTCGTCAGACTCGGACGCCATGCGTACACCAAGCTCACGCAAAACGGAGTAGGCAAGTCCCACGTCCGCCGCGAAGGCCCCCACCACCTCCGAGAGGCGCAACACGGAAACATACGTGCGAATGCTGTCCAAGAAGTCAAAGGCGGAGGAAAGGGACGAAAACACCTGCCCCGCCGCTGTAGCAAACTCCACAGCCCCTTTGCTGACCTCAAGGCTTGCGGCTGCAAGAATATCTACTGCCTGCCAGGCATCTTCTGCGAAAGCCGTCGCCTTTCCACTCAAGTCCGACACGGCCACATATTCTGCCAGCGCCTCCATGAACTTGAATCCAGCGTGAAGGCTGGAGAACACCTTGCCAGCCGCGTCACTCCATTCCGCTGTGGCCCTGACCTGCTCAGCGCCAAGCGAGCTTTTCAGCCCAGCGACCAACATCTCCGTCGCCGTTCGGACGTCTGCCGTAAAGGACTCCATCTTGCTCGGCAAGTCCCGGACGGACGTGTACTCAGCTATGGAGCCGAGGAAGTCAAAGGCCCTGGTCAAGTTGCTCAGAACGTCACCGGCGTGTTTCGCCCATTCGGACACGGCCTCCAGGAGGTCTGTGCCCAGGAATTGCGACGTGAGTCTCAGCCCAAAAACAAGACCCATGAGCGCAGCAGAGACGTCCGCTGTAAACGCTTCCATGCGATCTGCGATATTGGACACCCTGGAGTAGTCCGTCAGCTTCTCCAGGAAGGCGAACCCGCCCTGTAAAGCCGTGACGACCCGACCAGCCGTGACGAACCAATCAGCCGCCTCGTCCAGGGCCTCCTGACCAATAGACGTAGAGTCAATCCCCTGCATGAGGCCAGCCATAATGCTCTCGACGTCCTGAGCAAAGGCGTGCGCCCTGGCCCTCATATCCTCTCGCGCGATATACAGAAACACGCCCTCCAGGAAACTGAAAGCCGAAGACAGCGCGTTGAACATTGCCCCAGCGCCCTCGGCCCACAGGCGCGCAGTCTCCAGCCCGTCAGTGCCGAGGGAAACCCCGACATCGCGAAGCGCCTGGAATACCAGGCTCAGCGAGTCCGTCAGGGCATCAGCGTTGTCAACCAGGTCGGCGGCGGTCAACGAGAATACCGCCAGCTTCGATAAGAAGTCGAAGCTCCCCTGGAGAGAACCAATCATCCCGCCTACAGCAGTCGCCCAAGCGGTGTCAAACTCCATGTCCGCATAACGCTCTCCGAGTGACAAGAGCGCGTCCAGGATAACGGAGATGTCCTGGCAAAAAGCCTCAGCCCTCTGAACGATGTCCGGCAGAGGCCGAAACTCAGCCAAAGAGGTCAAGAATGAAAATCCACGCGAGACGGAGTCGAGTATGGCCCCCGTGCTCTCCGCCCAATTCGCCGCCGTCATCACGTCGGCCTCTCTCCAAACCGAGAACAGGGCCCACAACGCCACAAGGACAGAGTGCAGGTCAGCAGCAAATCGCTCCGTGACCGCCACGGCATTAGAAAGGCCAGTATAGCCGGACAGAGCCGTTATAGCCACTACGGCCTTAGAAACGCTGTCCATGACCCGTCCGAGTCCCTGCGCCCAAACGACCATCATATCCCATTCGTAAATCTGCAAGTGCCTGCTGGCAACCCGTATCTGCTCACCGATGGCCGCCAGGTCGAGGATGAACTGTTGTGCCCCGCGCACCGCCTCGGCACTCACCTGCTGATACTCAGACAAGGCAGTCATCGTACCCAAGGAAGACCCCAGGTATTCGAATATCAGACCGAGCTTGCGGGTAACTGCCTCCAGTTGATTGAGGCGGCCAAGGGTGTCCACCAAGTCAAGCTCAGAGAAAACGGTCACAAACAACTCCACGTCGGAAGCCAGCTTGCGTATCTGCCGCCCAAGGTCGCCGGTGCGGTATCCGGCGATGGCCTGGAACATATCCAGCACGTCCTTAATCTGAGCTGCCACCGTAGCCATGCGCTCCGAAGTCGTGAGCAGAGGAGCGGCGGTTGCGTGCGTGAAAGCGTCCTGCCAACGAGCAATAAAGTCGAGCATCAGTCGCATGGACTGATTCATGTAAGTGAGTGCTGCCTCACCAGACGTGGCCCTGGCAAACGCAGACGGAACCTGCTGCAAGGCCGTCTCCAGAGAAGGGATAGCCCCACGTATGCCCTGGGCAATCCCAATGATAAAATCAGCCCCCATAGAAGTGTCCAGCGGCTGAGCCAACGGGCCGACCTTCGCAGGCGAGTGCGGGAACAGCTCGGATAGGGAAGCCAGCGCCGCTTGCACGCTGCCGATGCCAGCCGTTATGCCGCTGGCGATTGTTTTGACCCACGCCTCCGCCTCCGCATGGTAGCTCAGACCGGCGATTTGCCCACGGTAAGTCACAGCAAGGTAGGCGTACAGAGACTCTAGCTGGGCCTGTATCCCCGCAATGCCCGTCTCAATTGTCCTGGCAACCTCAGATAAGGCTCCTTCTTCGTAGCCCTCCTGTTCCCTCTGCCCATAGGCAATTATCTGAAGCGAAACCGCCAGGGCGTCGAAGATGTCGCGCATGATTTTACCGAGTGACTCAGCTAGCGGCAGGCACGCCTCCATTTGCGGCTTAATGTACTGCAACTGCTCCTTGAGTCCCAGCAGGGTTGGCTTAATGAAGCCCAAGAAGATATGGTTGACCCGGCTAGGATTAAGCGCCTGCCCCGCGCTGAGGACATCGTCAATTGCCCTGCTCAACTCAGCGATGGGCTGAATGGCCGCCTTGAAAGCGTCAAGGGATGGCCCAAACGTCTCCTTGAAGGCAATCATCTCCGCTTTGAATCCCTCACCCTGGTTGGTCAGCCATTCACCTACCTGATTCATCACCTTCATTGTGGCGTCGAAAATCCAGGCCACGGCATAGTTGACTTGTTCTGCTTTTTTGCTGGCCGCGTCCAGAATCGGCAGCATCAAATCAAACGCTGCCTTAAGGGGAGCCAGGGCCTCGGCCAGGCCCTTCAGCGTTCCCTCATGCCTGCGTAGCTTGCTTATTGCGTCGGTAACCGCTGAACTCGATGTGTCCAGGTAGGCAGAGACCTGATTCATCACCTCGACAACGCCGTCAAAGAACAAGCGGACGCTGCTCTGAACCGTAGCCACGTCAGTCGCCGCAGCATTCAGAACCCCACTCATGGCAGAGATGGCGTCCTGGAGGGGCCGTAGCTTTGTCCCCAAGTCCTCCAAGAGCCGCGAGTGGACGTCCAGCCTGGTAAGTGAAGCAGATACGTTGCTGGAGTTCACGTCCAGGTAGCCAGTGATAGCCCCAATGAAGTCATCCAGCTTGCCGAAAAAGTCTTCCACGGCAAAGTGCCCGTCCTCAAGCTCGGCGCTCGCCGCCTGCAACAAACCGGCGCCAGCAGAGACCGCCCTACTGAGCAGGTCAAACCCCGCCGCCATGTCTAGCAATAAACTGGCGTGGCGGGCTATCCCAGCGATGACTGCCTGGACTTGTGACTGATATGTGGTCAGGAACGCCGTTATCCCTGTTACCAGCAAGGCAAGCCGAATGAAAAAGTTACTTGCGTCAAACTGTGTTTCTTCGACCTCTTTGGCGCAAGCGTCGAAAAGCCTGCCCGCCAGGTCAAGAGCGTCCACCAATGGAGACAGAGACTCGGACATCTGAGCCAGTAACTCTCCGTGAACGGCAAGGCGAGCCGCTGCGTCAGCCAAAAGCCCCGCCCCCATGTCCAGAGTCGCAATAGCCGAGTTGAGCAGCGTCAGCAGGCGTAGCCCGAACAGGTCAAACGCCATGCTAATTTCAGGGACCTCCTTTGCCGCCAGCGCCATCAGGTCAGCAGCAGCAGAGAGGGCGTCCTTCAACGGGGATAGCGCCTCTGCCAGCTTCTTGAGCGCATCCTCGTGAACCGAGATGCCAGCAGTAACGTGGCCCAGCTCCGCGATGGATGTGTCAAGGAAGGCCAAGATGTTATGAAGCGTTGCCAGCAGATTGCCTGAGAACTCATCCCAGTCCAGGCGCAACTTGCCAGCCCCCTCGCCAGCGAAGGAGACCAGGTCAGCCGCCAACCCCAGGAATTGCGGCAGAGGCCCCAACGCGCTGTACATCTCCTCCAGCTCCGCACGAAATACGGCCAGCCTGGCGGTGATTGTAGATAGCTCCCTCGACCCCTCCAGGTAAGTCGCTATGTCTGTGGTCATCAGAAGCAAGCGGTCGAGGGCTATGTCAATCTGCCCCCGCGAGTAGCTTGCCTGGTCAGCCAGCAACTTGGCAATGTCATCGCCGGCCCGCAAAACGGCGGACAATGCACCAAGCTCTTTTGCCCAGTCCTCAAAATAGACCGAGGCAAAGGAGATGCGCTGGGTAGTCGCGATTACGTGAGCTGTGTTGCGAACGAACCACCAGAAAGCTTCGTTGGTGAGGTCAAGCAGTGAACTGAGGGCGTCAGACAGAGTGGTCTTTGCCGTTTCTGCCTCACTCGCGAGTATGCCCAGGGTATCCCTTGCGAGCGCCAGCAGAGCAACGACGGGGGAGAACGCAGCAATCCACCTCTCAAGTGTATCGGTAAAGTCAGCCTCGTACATAAAACACATGCGTAGCATCTGCGGCCAGTTAGCGGCAATCCAAGCGGCTCCTTCCTCGGTGATTCGCAGCAAAGCGCCGAGGAAGTTGGCGACGCTGGAGCGCGTGTCACTGGCCCGCTTGCTCAGCAATTCAAGTGTGTCCTGCGCCAGGCTGAGTAGCTTGGAGATGGGTTCGAGCGCGGTATTCCAGTCTTTCAGCAATTCAACCGTGTCCTTGTCGAAGGATTGAATCATCTCGGTCAGAGACGAACGGTTTGCGCGAAGCCACTCAAGGCTGCTGAGGGCTATGTCTCTCAGGCGATTGAAAACGTCCCCGATGGCAACCCTGGCGCGCACAAGGCGAGTGCTAAGCCCCTCGGACATGCTGCGGGCGAGGTCAATCAGCGACCCGATAGAACCCATGCCCTCGGCGAACTTTTCCAGGTTGACCCTCTGCCCCTTGAGGGCCTCAGTCACGTCGCCAAAACGCGCCGCGTTAACCTGGAGCCAATTCCGGGCCTCCACAGCATAGCGGAGTATCCCGTCCAGAGCTTGTGTAACCGAAAGGCGAGCAACCTCTGTGTCGGCGGCCAGTGTCTCACCGATGGACTTGTTTACGCCAAGCAGGCCACTGATGGTCTGCATGACCCCGTTCCAGTCGTTCAAGATGGGCCCCATCTCCGTAGCCATCCAGTGAGTCCACTCACCAAGGCCCTGCTGGGCGGGGCTGGTCATCCACTGGCCCACCTGTTGCCCGATACGATACAGCTCATCCAACCATCTGCCAACAGTCGCCTCCGGCAGCGAGGGAAGCTCGGACGACAACGTCTCTAGAATATTCTGTATGGAGTTGAACAAGCTCTCCAGCGTTTGGGCAATGTCCAGAGTGACTTCTTCAGCCCTTCTCTCGGTCTGCCGTCCAACCTCAGACATGCCCTCCACAGAGATAGCCGCGATTTTGCCGTAGGCTCCTTGTATCATCGCCTCCTGGCGTGACCAGTCCACCTGCCCGACCTGCCCCGCCGCCATTGCCGCTGCCTCTGCCTCGGCCTTGTACGCCAGTATGATGCCCTCGATGGAAGATATCTGCGCTGAAGCGAACCCCGCCACCCCGTCGGCTTTTGCGGAAGCAATGCGCAGAATAGCCAGGCTGGCATCGGCTTGCGCTGTGACCTCCGCGCCAAGAGCGTTTCGCAAGCCAGCCAGGATGTTAGATGCTGTCTCCTGGCCAATCTCCTGCTCCATGACCGCTTCCATGACCCACAGAGCCATCTTCTGCCCAAACGCTTTGGTCGCCTCGTCCAGCTCGGCCTTGTATTTCGCCTGCTCTTGCATCAATGATAATTTGGCGTCTAACTCACGCAAGATTTGCTGCTTCTGGTATGAGGCGTCCAGAGAAGCGACCCGCTTCTCGTCGCCTGCCGCTAACGCCGCCTCGCGCTCGGCGTTATATTCCGCAAACGAGCGGATGGATGCCAGTTGCGCCGAGGATTGCTTGTCTGCCAGCGACTTGTAGTGACGAGTCATGACGCTTTGTACCTGGCTCCAGCCGTCCGACCAGGCCGCAGAGAATTCCTTGGCAAAGGCAGCGGACACGGTAGAGACGGACTCGGCAAGACCCTCGACAGAATGCGCTACCTCCCTGGTAATTGCCGTAACGTCCATCTGGTCATCGCCGAACTTGCGCGCTGCCGCCCCTGCCTGGCCGTATTTCTCGGTCAGCCTTTCCACGCCCTTCTGAGCAATGTTCAGTTGAGACGTGTGGGAGAGATACTGCGCGCGGAGATTCTGGAACTCCTTAATCTGGTAGCTCTGGGTCAGGGTCATCTGTCCAGTGGCCTGAGCCGCCGCCTTCACCCGCTTCTCGTACTCCTCGAAGGAGGAAGATGTCTCAAGCGCCTGTTGGGACATTTCCTGGAAAGATGCCTTGTTGCGTGCGTCCACTTCTTGCAACTTCTTGAACCCGACGTACAAAAGCCCGATTGCGGCAACCAAGGCGGTCACAGCAATGACTACCGGCCCAAGAGCAACGCCAAAGCCAATGAGCTTCGCGGCGACAGTCGCCAACTCCGCGCCGAGTTTGATTTTGCCGGTCACAAGCCCTGCGATGGAGGTCTGATATTTCAGCATCGCCGCCATTAACCCAACCCAAACCAGCAGTAGCTTTTGCGCCCAGGGCTCCAGCCCCGTGAACGCCTCGATGATTTTGGACACGCCAAGAACCACCTTGGCAAAGGCCGGAACCAGCTTCGACACGGCCTCAGTGGCCACTTTTGCCAATATGGGCAAAATCACGTTCAGCGCCTTGCCGATGTTCTCAAGCGCCTTGGCAAGCGAGCCGCCCGTCTTGGCCTCGTCCAGCATGGCCTTGATGAACTGCGTCTTAATCTGAATCACAGACTCGTAGGCAGGGTACAGCTTGTTCCCGATAAGCTCCATCAGGTCTTCTTGCAAGCGCTCCAGGGAACGAGACTGCTTGCCAGCAGAAGACATGGCCGCCTCATATGTGCCGTAAATGCCTTTACCGGCATCCAGGACAGCGTTGACCATCGCCGCTACCCGTTCTTGTGAAGATAGCTCCTTGGTCGTCTTGTCAATGCTCTTGGCGTATGTGTCCATAGCCTCAGAGGTCTGCACCATCAGGCCTTGTGTCCTCAGCACGCGGTTGTTCTGAGTGGTAATACCGTATATCAGGTCTTGCATCACCTCTGAGGAGTTACGCATGGTGAGTACCGCCGCGTCCTGAGCTACACGCGCCAGGTCCGTCGCCTTTGCCAGGTCAATCTCGTAACGCATTAGCTGGGAGACGGCGTCCTGGGCCCCTCTGTGTGTAATACCCATTTGTCGGATGCCGTTGACGTAGGAGTCCATTTGCTCGGAGGAGTAGCCAAAGCGACTGCCCAGGTTTTGCAGCACAAAGTCCATCTCCATGACCCTGGCAGAGACAGCAACGCTTTGCTGCAAGAACTGCACGCCGGACGACACGGCCCTTTGCACGCCCTCAGACAGTTTGCGGAATGCCTCTACCGCAAACCCTGTCTTGATAGCCATCTCGTTGGCACTGCCGCCAACGCGCCCCATCGCCTGGGCCATCTTGCTGTCTAGTTGTGACAGGGCCCTGTCAATATCGGATAAATCCGCTCCGAAGCTGACATAGGCCGAACCGACCTCAATGGGCACTACGTTTCCCCTTTGACAAGATAGCGTGGAACTGAGTCACGACACCCTGCCGTCTTGCCTCTAATTTTTCAGCTCTCTCGCCCCAGTAACCACGCGCCTGTTGCTGCATTGAGCGAACGAAGCCCTTGTCGCCAGCCATTGCCGCCGCAACCGCCGCATAAGTCCTGAGGCTCTCCTCGGCCTGCAAGCGGTGCATCATTTCGTGCAATAGTATAGTGTCAGCCGCGCCGTACTCAGCCAGGTCAAGCGGCCCGTAGAAGCGCAATAAGCGCGCCTCTAGTGCTATGCCTGGCTCGTCGCTTCCCCCGACTCGACCTCAGACAAAAGGTCTTTGTGCGAGTCAGTTATGGCCTGAAGGATTTTGCCCCTCTGCAAGAAGGACATGGACAGCACGATGTCTTGGGTAAGTCCAGGCACAATCGTCACCAGCATGGAGGCGTCCAACTCGCTAATCTGCGCCTCGATTTTGGCAATCTCGCCATCGGCGTTTTCGTCACCAGCCGTCAACGCCTCCTCAAGCGATGTCTGTTTGCGCTCGAGCCTGTTGCGCCTACGCATGGCCTCCCGCCAGCGCAGCCAACTGCGGCCATCCAAGTCCTTGACCTCGTATGTCTTGCCCCCGAACTGAAAGGCGATGTTCGACTTGATTTCATCCAGATTGATTGTCTTCACCGTATCCTCCTGTTTCTAATCCCAAAATTAGGTTTCAGGGAGGGCCGAGGCCCTCCCTGTCACGTCTCAGGCCGTTCGGTGCGTGATTACGTACGGCCTCATGTCCGGGTCAACGGGGTCATATGTCGCCTTGAACACCACAGCGAAGTGCATGTGCCCCTGGTCTTCCCATGTGACCTCAAGGTCGCCGTCGAAGATGGCTCGCTTGAGAGTGATAGTTGTATTGTGACCGTCGCACTGCTGGCCCTGGAAAACCACGTCAACGTAGTTATCCACGCCAATGCAGCCGACAACGTCGGACGAGTCGTCGCTAGAACCCAGCACCTCGCTCGACGCGTTGCTGGAAACGCTGATGCCACTGATGGCATAAGCAATTGCCAGTAGAGTCCACTCCACAACCTCACCAGCGAGGAATGCTTCCTCGCGGAGCCGGAACCGTGTCCCGGTAACTTCACCAGCGGCTCCAGCAAGCGTGGGAATGTGGTCGGTCTTGCGAACCGAAAATACGATATTCCCCTGGAGTGCGCCTACGCTTACCCCGTTCACCGTCAGCGTGCCCGTCCGAAAGAACAAGTTTTGGGGCGTCGCTGCGCGGATATTCGTCAGAACAGCCACTTTTACCTCCCTAAGTTGCGATATAGCTCCCAGCGCGCCCGCAGGCCCGCTCGGAACCACGTCCATTCCCTCCGGACATACTCCGCCGCCATGCGGCCTCTAGCGAGAACCTCATCGCGATTTTTGTATGCCCATACCATTTGCTCCATAAGCACGGATTCGTCCCAGCCAACGGGCAGCGCCGTCATACAGTCGGCGTTCAGATATTCCTGGACTCCGCTGTAGTCCGTTACCAGGGCCGTTCCTCCCGTGCTCATAAACTCCAGAGGGATAAGACCAAAGCCCTCACCAACGTGAGGATATATCAGTATGTCCGCAAGCTGCATAAGCTGCACGTACTCGTCCTGCGGCATAGTGCCAAAATGAAAATAAACGTCGGGGGCGCGGATATTCTTGATGCACCCCTGCTGTAGCTTGACCAGAAGGCGGGCGTCCCCAAGCTCACCTTTTCGCTTCAGGGTCATGAATGCCTTCAGTGTTGCCATCTGCCCCTTGCGCCCGTGCAATGCGTGACCGAGTGTCAGGAAGGTGAACGGGCAGTCAGCCCTGCGCTCCAGGTACGGGAACTTCTCCGCGTCAACCCCGTATCCACTGACCATAATGGGCCGCTCGACTCCCCACTGCTCAAAAAGCAGCTTGCACCACTGGGAGGGCGTCCAAATCAAGCCAAAACGATTTAGAACGTCCACCCAGCCCTCAGGCTCCGCCTCAGATTCAAACATCGTGTGGATAATTGCATCCTCGTAAACCCCGCCTTTGCCCAGCATCCAGGAGCGAGGCCAGCCGAAGTACAACCGATAGTCGTACTCGAATGATGTCTCGGCTACCCACTCTATCCCTCCCGCCGCGTCCAGCGCGTCGAAGATGCTCTCCTTGACCCGTCCGTATCCGATTTGCGCTCCTGCGGCCCTTGCTTGCGGTAGTACGCGAACCAGAGGAGCGTCAATCCAAGGAGGGCGGCCTCCAGGCAGAGTAAAAGCGTCATTCCCCAGCATATGTACCTCAGCGACACAGTGTCCATGCGCCAACCGCAGCCGCATATCGCGCATTGTTTGTTGTCGCATACAGCGCGCCTTTGACCTCGTCCTCTGCCGCGTTGCGCCACCACCGCCCGTCCCAGCGAAACAAGCGCTCGTTTACAATCTGCAACTTGGCCTCCTCTGCCATCTTGCGGAACTCGGAGACGCCAAACTGATGCCAGCCAGCAAAGTCAGTGGAGAATCCGACGGGAACAGTCAGAACAATAATCCCCGCGTCGGATAGTGACCCGCGCAACGCCCGTAGCGCGGAGTGAAAATTATCGCCAACCTGCTCACAATGCTCGAATGTGGACACGCAGAGGATAAAATCAAAGTGCCCCCAGGGCATGTCCGAGATAAGGCATTGCATCACCTCGTCATAAACGTCGCTCTGTGGCATCTCCTTCACGTCAATCGCAGACCACGCAACGTGCCGGGTGCGCCATACATGCCGCAGCTTGGGGGCCTCGGCGTTCTCCGCCGCCCCGACGTCCAGACAATGGACGGGTATCAGCCCAGAGTGGTTGTCCAGGTAAGCCCTCAAGGCACCCTCCGCATAGACCATCTCGACCTGACGCTCATCGTGACCGCCCTGGCAATACGCAACGCACGGCGGAACGCCAAATACCAGGAAGGCCCCGTCGCCAAGCGCCCCGACCCGCAGGTTGCTGGACAGGTTTCTGTGCGACTCTCTCATACTACCTCCAAGACGAATGAGCTGTGCCGCCAAATCTCCGTCAGTTGTTGCCCGTGTCCTAACCTGCCGAGGTTGGACAAGTAGTACGGCTCAAGGGCATGTCTGCGGAACCCGTTCGCCTCAAACAATCGCTGCCAAGAGTCCTTGTCCATGATGGTGACGTGGTCATCCGCGTGCTTCCCCACGACGTTCTTGTCAACCCCAGGGATAAATGTCTGGATGATTGCCGCCATACGCATGGACGTGCGAATGTTAGCCAAAGCCGCAGGCAAATCTTCCATGTCTATGTGCTCCAGAACGTCAACGCACATCACGATGTCAGCCTGCTCATCAATTACGTCCGTGACCACGTCGAGCCGGTGGATGGGCAGCAGGGCCGTTTTGACCGCGTATTCGGAAAAATCACACCCCCAAACCTCCCACCCCTTTTGCTTCAGCCACCACAAGGTAAATCCTCGCCCACAGCCGATGTCCATGATGCTGCTGGCCCCTATGGTCGGACCAAAGGACAAGGTGATTGCGCGAGCAAGCCTCTCCCAGGGCGCGCAGCCCATGTCATACGTGCCGGGATATCCCTTCAAAGGGTTGGTGTCGTAGTATTCCTCGTCGTAGTATTCGCTAGGCTTCGCCACGTCTCTCCCTCATGACCAAAATCTCTGTGGCCACAAAAACGGTCTGCAATGAATGAAAAATTACCTCCATGCCACGTTCCTCCCAGAGTCGCAGCCAATCGCCAGGCTGGATAAGATGCGCGGGTTCTTTGTCGGGAACGCCAGGTGTGGCCTGGCAGACATATCCCCCTGGACGGAGAACCCTCTGAATCTGCCGCAACGCCGCAGGCAAGTCATAGACATGCTCCATTGTGTGAATCGAGATGACGCAATTTACACTGGCCTCCGGCATGACCTTGTCAAGCAGCTCGACGGGGCAGCACATCACCCCGTCCCCGCACAACTCAGGCAGCAGCTCGATTGCGTAAAGCTCGCTCGCCCCGGCGCTGCGTAGGAAGGGAAGGTACTTGCCGTCAGACGCCCCCAACTCCAGCATGGGGGTACGCATCTCCTTCGGGACATGGTGTAGCATTATGGAATACACGGTGCGTGCCGCCTGTTCCACGGCAAACCTCGCGGGCCCCAGTTTCCTGAGCCACTCATCCATGTCAATTCTGTGCTTGCGGTTCAATCGTAGCGCCGCTTGCATCATGCCTCCGAGAACACAAACGAGTACAGACAGACGAAGCGAGGCCACTTGGTCTCCGGCTCCAGAACGAAGGAGCCTGAGTCCATCACATCTGCCGCATAGAAAAAAGTTGCCCCTATCATAGCGGAACCCCCTCGCTTCAGCCCGTCGTGAAGCGCCCTGGCCACTTCGTATGCCTCCACATTAGACGCGCCATAGCAGTGAAACGTGGCCCTGATGTCCAGTCGCGGAACCAGAGACACGGCAGGCATCCCATCCACAACAAGAACAACGCACTTGCGCGGCATGGCCGCAACCTCCTGGGTGGGGAGTTGCAGGCCAAACACCCGCGTGCCCACCTGTGCCCCCATGAATGATAAAAGGTGCGTTCTGATGACTGCCACCGGGTCAATCAAGGCGTTCCTCCGACAGGAAGGCGTCCGCGTAATTCCAGATTCGCAGCGCGGAAGGCCACAGCCACGGGTAGCGAAAGAAGTTGCCAGCCTTAGAATGCCAGCCGACCTCCAAGAATAATCCATAAGGCGCAGCGTTCGTATTCCCAATTGCAGAGTTGAGCACAGCCCCACGCCAGCGCATCTGTTCCAGCCATACGATGTTTACCATCAGCCAGCCGGTGTCAATGTGCTTGTGCGGATGCGGCCCAGGCCCGACCCCAGGTGTTACATAGTGCTGGGCAGTCTGTATAATCGCGTCCCCCATGCGCCCAACGACCCTCTCGGCCAATTCCATCAAAGGAACCTTCAAGCGCGCGGGGTACAGCTTGTACGTCACCTTCATGTGCCCGCCTCCCCAACTCGCTCCAAGCTAAGCTCAAGGTGGTGACGATTGTGCCTGTCGGAAAAATCTTTGACCTCCGCCACGTTGAACGGGCCTGGCTCAAATACCGTGCCGTTGGAGTACGTTATGTTATAGATTCTATCCTCATGCCGAACGTCCTGCGCCCTTGGCACAAACAGCTTGTAGCGCCTGACGCTAGCCACCGGAATGGAAAAGCGCTCGGTCTGGTCGTGCCAGTTGAGCCTGCACCTGACCCCTGTAGCCAGGTCATCCCAAGTCACGACGGGCTGCCCGTGCGAGTCCGTGCCCGTCTCCGTGTAGCGTCTCACTGTGCATCTGTGAATCAGCAGAGAGTTGTAGCTCATAGCACCACCTTGACGAAGTACGGCCCAAGTCCAGACAACGCCATGTGCCAGGCGTCCGCCGCTTTGCCTTTGGTGTATGAGTAGTCCCCCATGCGCTCGGACTGATATGTCCCGTCCAGCATTCCCTCAATCTCGTACTGCGCCAACAAGACCAGGGCGTTGATGAACGCAGCAGGGCATAGGCCAAACCAGCGAGGGATATACGTCACGCATACGTTGCACGGCGCGTAGCAAGACCAATATCCAGCCTGGAAGCAGTGACCAACGCAACCCATCCGTACCAGCCAGGAGTCTTTGATGTAGTAGTCCGACCCAGCAGACAAGGCCCTGCCATCCTCGATGACCGACACAGTGGTGCGGATGGTCATAGAGGTAAACAGGCAATGCTCGTTGTTGCCGCTGAAGCACTCAGTCCACTGGCCGTACTGGAGCGCATGTCGTATCCCAAATACGTTTCCATGCGACAGCCGGAGGTTAGCCGATGGCTGCTCATACGGGATGACCTCCAGCAACTCTGCCGTGAACCCGATAGCTGCCGCGTTAATTGCGTCCACAAGCTGCCCCGTCTGAGGGTATTCCGTGAATGAAAAAGTGTGGTCTCCAGCATGAAGTCCGCCAACCAGGGTCAGGACAAGCGCGTCCGCCGTGACCTCAAATGTCGCATCGTCGGCAGACATATCGTGCGCCAAGCGGAAGGCCCGCCCAAACGTATGCCCAAGTCTAGAATATAGCTTCCCGGCGATGCGGTCAATGACGCCCTGGATGACAGACGCGCTGTATTCCCCTGTGTCAATCTGCGCCTGAAGCTCCTCCACAGTCAAGCATTCCCCTGTAGCAGGAGAAGTTGGACTGTATGTCGTTGCCGCCGGGATGACCTCGAAAACGTGCCAGGCGTTCGACTCGACCCCCGCAACCGTAGCCTCGACGAGCACCTGGTACATCCCAGGCGCCAACGGGGCTGTGTCAATCACCGCGTACCAGGCGCCGGTCTCAGTATTGAACTGGTTGAACACAAGGGCCGTCCCTGCCCCAGGAGCGCCAGTCATTCTCTGGTAATACCCACCACAGAAGGTAGGGTCAAACTCCTGCCCCGTCAGGGGATGGGTGGCAATCGCGGGAACCCAAACAACTCGCCCCTGTGAGTACGCCCCAAGATAAGACATTGGCCTCCTATTCCAGCGGCTTAGATGCGCCCATGTACTGCTCTGGGTCGTCTAAGTCTGCTTGAACGGCGTCAATCTGGCCACTGATGCCTGTGAGGGAGTGCCCGCCCGGTCCCTGTATGTCATTTACGATATTGAGCTCCGCAATAGCCAGCGCCGCCGCCGTAGCCAGACCGCTCTGAATTGCCGCCACGGTCGGGTCCTGCAAGTCACTTGTCAGTTTCGTGTCTGCCGTCTCCTGCCAGACCGTGCCGCCGGTGGCCACGCCGTCAACTGTGGCGGCAATGCGCAACGAGACAAGCTGCCCCGCTGTTAGTGCAGGCAGCGTCACCGACCAGGAGTAGACGCCCGTGGCGATGTTGGTAATCGTCACCGCAGCCGCATTGTTCGCACCCGCCACGATGAGTGTACCTGTTGGCAATGCATCCGCATTCACCAGCGCGCCGGTTGCGGATATGACTTCGAATTGGTCAGCTACAAGTTGGCCCGTCTTGACTGCCATGCGCTAGCCTCCGATACTCGCCCGACGCGGTAGGATATGCGGCGCTCCGCCTGCCCCGCCCGACGACACTACCATAAACCAGTACAGATACTCCGTCCCCGTCCCGCCCGCGTTACCGCCAATACCCTGTACCCGCAGACGCAGCTCCCGGTCATATACTGGCGTGTACGTAGCCGTCAGCGTCTGCCAGTTCGTGTTGCTCGCCATCTGCGCCGAGACGTTCAGCGCCTCCGCTGCGTCTTGCCACGGCTCGTTCGGGTCATAGATGCCAATAGTCGGGCGTGCCGTCCACAACGACACGCCCGTGAGCTTGCCGTAGAATGTCACTGTCACCGGCTTGCCCGCCAGTGCCCGAATCGGTAGCTCGACCCAGTTCCATCTGTCGTTATCCTCGAACAGCATCTCGTGGATGAGCGCTGGCGGCGTGACCGGCGGTGTGCCGTGCATTGGCGCTGAGTACGCCGCGCTCTTGCAGTATCCGCCCAGTGTCCAGAATCCCAATGCTCCGCTCGTCCCTCCCAGATCCACAACACAGACAGATGTATAGCGATTCGACGGCACAGCGATGGACGCATGTTTGTAAGAGGCAACTTGCGTGCTACTGTTCAACTGTACAGCCCAGCCGAGATAGTAGCCGCCTGCGGGAAGTAGGTCACGAGTGTTGTTACTGAACACAGCACCATGCAGATACACCACGCCACCATTGAGGCCGTTACTGCACCCGCTTACTACGCCAGACACGGTGTGGCCCGTGCCGTAATAGACGCCGTTGCCACACCCGCTCACTACGCCAGAGATAATGTGGCCTCTGCCGTAGACGACGCCGTCGTAACACCCGCTCACTGAGCCAGACACGGTGTGGCCTGTGCCACCGTAGACGCCGTAGTAACACCCGCTCACTGAGCCAGACACGGTATAGCTTGTGCCATAGATGATGCCGTTACTGCACCCGCTCACTGCGCCAGACACGGTATGGCCCGTGCCACTGCTGATGCCGTCACTGCACCCGCTTACTACGCCAGAGATGGTATGGCCCGTGCCATAGATGACGCCGTAGAGACACCCGCTCACTACGCCAGAGATGGTGTGACCTGTGCCACCATTGACGCCGTAGTAACACCCGCTCACTACGCCAGAGATGGTGTGACCTGTGCCACCATTGACGCCATAGTAGCACCCGCTCACTACGCCAGAGATGGTGTGACCTGTGCCACCATTGACACCGTAGAGACACCCGCTCACTACGCCAGAGATGGTGTGACCTGTGCCACCATTGACGCCATAGTAGCACCCGCTCACTACGCCGGAGATAATGTGGCCTCTGCCGTAGACGACGCCGTTGCCGTAGAATGTCGTTCCAGTCCCAGCAGTGCTTCGTATCTCGCACTGGAACACGCCACCATGAAGCGCGCCTACGCCATAATCCACGATATTTTGCCCGGCAGTTGTCGTGCTACAACGGATGCTGATGTTGCGGCTCGACAGCCACACCCGTGCGCCCGGGTACTGTGCACTGTCCACGTTCGCGCTCAGCGTCAACGTCCCGGCAGCGATAGCGTTCAACTGCACTCGCTGCTGATCATATATCTCAGGCGCTGCTGCATCTACGAGCACTACATAGTCATGCCCGTCCATCGTCGTCCAGCACGGGTCACCGGTAACGTCGTCCAGCACGTTTACCGTGGCCGTGCCCGTGTTGGTGTGTCCGTCGTATAGTTCTATCGTGCCGGTTCCGGCGCTGGTAATGTCTACCGCCGGGTCACCAGCGAATTGGCTCAGCTTCAAATCCGCCCCAGACGGCGAACGCACATAGTAGACCGTATCCGCTGCCAGGCCGCCAGGCAGTGTGCCACTGGACCTTACCATAACCCGCGTGTTGGCCGTCCATCCGTGCGCGGCAGTCATGGTGATGACGTCCGTAGCAGTGTTTATGCTGGACACTGTTTTGAGTGTGTTGTAGACGCGGGCGCTCGTGTATATCGGCTGCGTGCAGTACAGAGCGATGTCCAGATACAGCGCGTTGATGTACGCAGTGGTGACCAGATCAATGATGGCTTTGCGCCCGAACGGCAACGCCCCGCTGTTGCCCCACGCGCCGTCAGAGTTGGCTAACAGACGACCGAAGACAGTGTGGGCCGTGCCTCGCAGCTGCGTACCTGTCTTGATCTTTAGATGATACGTACCATCCACATCGTACTTGAAAACCAGCATTCCCGGCGTGCCCGCAGCAATACCAGTAATCGTCACTCCCGCCATGCCGTTGGCGAACGCACTCTGGTCAACATCGAAGACAACCGTGTGTCCAGCAGCAATAATGACAGTGTCGTTGTCAACCGGAATACCAGAGTCCCAAGTCGCCGGGTTGCTCCAGTTGCCAGACGCTACGCTCGTTATGGTCGCCACTGCCGCATCCTCTCTGCCAAGCCTATTAGCCTCGCGAAGGTCGGCGCGACGGCCAATACATCCTGCCGTACACCCTCAGGCGACTGTGACCACTGCGCCAGCACGGCGGCGATGCCCGGCTCGGCCATGTAATCGTTGATTGTGTCAACAGCGGAGGCAATCTGCTTGAGCTTCCCCGGCGTCAGTTTCAGACTCAACTTGACTTTCTTCACTCGCCCTCGATCGCATACTCTACCCGTTCTGGCAAGCTGGCAACCCACGCGGCGATCGCTGCCTGTACATCGGTGGGTTTAGTTGCAAAGTGCACGGTCTGACAGTCGCCGTTAGCCAGCACGCGCACATCGTAGCCGTCGCTCACGGTATGTTGCGACAGTACACGGAACTCAATCGCGCTCATCTCTGTATAATCTCCGCGATGAACCGTATCAGCAACTGCGATAATAGAAACACAATGATCCCAACGCTTATTATCTCTAACATGCGTTCGTCACCCCTCTCCTCACAGCTTATCCCGCACAATTCCAGCCACCGCGCTCACTGCGAGCCACAGCATCACCAGCTCAGCAAAGCGCCCGGCCAACACGACAAACAAGCCGACGTAAAGAGCCGTGCACCAATGGCAATCCAGCGTCTTGGCGACCCTGTTTGTGGCTATTGTGATCATCTCCCGTCTGCCGTCCACCGCCACCCACTTGCGCTGCAATCCGCACAATTTGCGAATCCTGTAGCCTATCTCCAGCGGGCCAGTCTCCTCGGTCAGGAGTTTCGTCAACCGGAATGTAGCCAAGGCGTATATCAGCAGAATCACTCGGCCTCCTTCAGGGACGGTGCGATGGGCGGCTGAGCGTGGTTCAGCGCGTTTTGTGTTATCGGCATATCTACCGGCTCCGTCGGTTGCTGCTGCTCCAGGGTCATGTCCCCCAATCCAAGCAGCCAAGACGCGTCGCGGGCGTCAGCCGCAAACACCGCCCTGTTGGGATGTGAAGATATTTGGTACTGCTTCTTGGACACAGGCCCCACCACCGTAAATGTGCCCGTGCGGTTCCCTGTGTAGCGCAGGATGACCAGGCCCTCTTGCATTGTGATAGCCGCCTTCTGTCCCACCTCACGGGCAGGACGTGATTTCTTGCATCAGCCCATTGTTTCTAATTCCAAAATTAGATTGTTCCAGCCGCCTCTTGGCGGTAGAACTCATAGACGGGTCGAAACTTGTCCCAAAGCTGAGCCTTAATCTGTTCCCGTCGCGAATCGGCCTGCTCCCTCATGCTCCCGTCTCGCTGCCTGTACCAGAACAACGGCTCAGCAACCTTGACCCCATACCAGCCCCGTGTGCCCGCCATTATCCAAAAGGCGTAGTCCTCCCAACCAAGGGTAAAGTCCTCGGGGTATCCCCCAATCTCCTCCCACATGCAGCGGGGGTATAGGGATGTAGCAAACATCATGCCCCGCTGAAGCATGGCCTCAAAGCTGTACTCCGGCTGGACGTGAGTGGTTTTCGAACCATCGTCCCGGAAGGCGACAAAGTCGGTATAGACAATGTTTCGCCCGTTCTGGGCAGCCAGCGTCCTCTCCAGAAAAGTTGGGGCGATGGCATCGTCTGCGTCGAGAGGCAGAATGTACGTCCCCCTGGCCCGGCTTACCCCAGCGTTACGCGCCGCCGGAAGGCCCTTGTTGCGCTGGCTGATGTAGCGCACCCGCGGCTCATCCTCGTATGCCCGCAATGCCTTGCGAGTATCCCCAGGCGAGCCGTCATTCACAACGATGCATTCCCAGTCCTGGAACGTCTGCCCGATAACGCTGTCCACCGCCTGCGCGAGGTATTGCTCATGAGCGTAGCATGGAATGATAATACTCACAGTGGGTTTGTACACTCTGGGGTGATACGCATTCACCACCGCCCGCAGTCGGGCAACCTGGCTTTGGCTCTCCGCGTTGCGGCCAGTGTCATTCATGCGGTAGCCCCACAAGTATTCGTCCACCCACTTGCCAGTGTACCCAGCCTCCGCGATGGACAACCAGAACTCATAATCTTCCCAAGACGGGTTGATGTCCTTGTACCCGCCGGCCCTCTCCCACGCCTCCCTGCGAAACAGGGACGCGCAACCGACATAGTTGCCAGCCTGTAGCTTGCGGGCATTGTACTCCTGGGAGCGAACCCCATTGCTCGTACCGATAATTGCAAAGTTGCTGTAGGCAAAACCAACCCCAGGAGCCATGTGAGGCAACATCTTCTCCAGGTAGTTAACGCTCAAAACATCGTCCCCGTCCAGGCACACAACGAACCGCCCCCTGGCCTTCTGAACGCCAAGGTTGCGAGCCTTGGCCGCGCTGCCAGTGTTCCTGCGAGTGCGAATGGCCTTAACCCGCCCCTTGGATATAATCCCCCAGGAGCCGTCAGTGCTCCTGTCGTCCACGACAATTACCTCAGCGGGTACAGTTTGCCGCAGGGCAGACTCGATGGCGTCCCCGATGTACTGCTCCTTGTTGTAGCAGGTGATTACAATACTGGCCTCCGGCCCCTTATGAACAACGCGCCTGGAGTCCTCGTAACAGGATATGTACTGCCGGATGACCCTGTCCCACGTATAGTGCGCCGCCACTATCTCGCGGCCAGCCTCGCCGAGGCGACCCCTGTTGGCTATAGCCTGCCTCACCGCCTCAGGCAAATCCACCTGCCTGTCGCATAGCACGCCGGGCACGCCATGCTCGAACACCTCCTGCGTTCCGCCGTAAGCCATGCTAACCACAGAAACGGCCATAGACATGGCTTCCAAGACCTGAATGGAAAAACACTCCAGGGTGGTTGCCAGCAAACAAGCCGCCCCGCCAAGCCACGCCAGCGCGTCCTCGCGGCTCAACTTGCCAGTGACCCGCACGTTCGGTGGAATAGCCACCCCGTCCGGCACACTCACGAAAACATAGGGGATGTCCGGGGTCTGCTCAGCCACCCACAAGGCTAGGCGCGCTCCCTCGTCCACCACGCCGCCTCCACACACTTTGCCAAAGAACACGTATCCCTGCGGCTCGACACGCGCAAATAAATCTGTGCCGTTAGGGATGATACGCACGTCCCTGCGCCTGTAGGAGCCAACGCCCCAGCGGCAAGGGCTGGTGACTGTGGTGGCAGTCAAGAGGTTCCAGTAAATTGTGTTGTTGGCCTCCCTCTCCCAATCACTGCGAACGGGAGGGGGATATACGCCGTGACACGTGTACACATCCACCTGGGGAGATGCGGCAATCGCATGACAGTGAACAATGTCCGCTACGTCAGCTTCCACAATCTCTATCCCGAAAGAAGGAAGCCTGGCGCGAAGCTCCTGCGTCACGCGGGCGACCCCGCCAAACCCAACCTCCTCAGGCAGAACAGCTACCCTCACCATATCCTCCTGGATAAGGGGGCGGGGTAGCCCCGCCCCCTTGCATTCGTTATCGTGGCGGAGAGGTCTGAACTGGCGACCAATCCTCCCATCCACCGCACGGCCCGTACGTGTACGGGAGCTGTGCGTATGCAGCCGGATTCGTGGGTGGCCTGCCTCCGAAGAAGTACGGGTCACCCGGCTTGGGCTGCATCGGCGGGATGTTGAATGGCGCACAAACGTCCGTGATTCTACCCTGCAACCAAGGCGTCCGGAGAACCATGCGCGCCTTGGCATAGACCGTCTCGTTGAAACACTCGTTCACATTCTTGCTGTGGGTCAGGAAGCGCCCACCGTCTGTCACCATCGCGCCCTGGACAAGCCTGTCCTGCGGAATGCCTGCCAGCGTACTGGCAAAGTCCTGGTGCTCCATATACAGGGCCCGACCGCCGCCAACACGCCTGGTCAGCACGAAGATGTCTGAGCAGAAGAACGGCGCTTCGGATGTCTGTGGTATCCAGTCATTCGTCAAGATACTCACCGGAATACCGTCCACCTCGAAGATACCCTGGCCGAACGTGCCGGCAGTAGCGATTCGCGCCCGTTCCCTCTGGGACTCTAGCGGGTTGACGTTCACCTCGTTGTACTGCTGCCCCTGGCATGGCCCGCAGCCGCAGGCCACGAAGTCAATCAGGGCGTCTCGCATCAAGGACGTCATAACCAGCGCGATGTCGTCAGGAGCAACCCCGCCCAAGAAGCGGGCCCTTGTCCTGATGCGCCGCACGATGTCCCTGATGTAGTCACATATGCTGTTGTTCATGGCATTGGCGCCCCACTGCACGATAAGTGGCTCGGCGTCCTGGCAGCGCGCCCCTGTCCGGTAGTCAATCACCGGCGTGCTGATGAGGCGCTGAAGCCCGTCAAAGTGCAAGGCGCTTGTCTGCCGGTTGCCAATGACGAGCATCCTCTCGTATGCCTGGCGCAAAACGAAGCTGGCCAGGCTTATCTGCCACATGCGCTCGTCTGTGATTCGCTGGTTTGCGCTTGGCCCGCGTATCACGTATCGCGGCTCAATGTCGCATCCCCGCAAGCCCAACTGAAGCAGGCTGAGGTCTGCGCCTGAGAAGGACATCTCGCCAAAACAGTAGAGTAGCTCGCACTTGCCATGCTCTACCCTGGGCGAGTCCTCGCAGGGGCCCTCGCGTTCCCACACAGGGCTGTTCGCAGACGTCCCTTGCGGCCCAATCCAGCCCATCAGCTTGACCGGGTGGGGGTCAACATCGCTGCCCTCCGTGCCCAACCAGGTGCTCAGCATGTCGTCGGTGATAAGAGTAGATATCAACTCGTTGCCACCACAATAGCTGAACATCCCCTGGCCGTATATCCATGTCTGCGGCTGCAACAGGGCAGTGCCAGCCGCCACATTCACCTTCTCTCGCTCGAGGTAGCCCTTGATGGCCTCAAGCAGTCCAGTCTCAATGCTCATGTCATCCACCCCTCGCTGCCCTGTGCTCCTGAATCGCCTTGATGCTGTCCGCGAGATTGCGGGGCTTGGGAGCCTCGGCAGGTGCGGGAGCCTCCTTCTGGGCCTCCCCCCTGGTAGCGAACCACACCTCGCGCTTAGGAAGCGCCTCAAGTGCAGCCTTGATTTTTTCGTCGTCATTCTCTTTCAGTGCCTTGACCTGGTCGGCAAGAACAACCAAAGCGTCCTTCACCGAGTCAAGGTCTGCGGGCTTCAGCAAAGCGGCGACTTTTCCTGCAATAGCCTCAATGACGTCGTCACTGAGCACGATGCTCTGCACGGTCTGCTCTTCTTTGCTTTGCAAGCCCGCCAGCTCAGCGGCTTTGTCCCTGGCCTCCACGGCCTCCAGAAAAGCCTTGGCTTGTTCAGGCCCAACCAGCTCACTGAGCGCGTTTCTCTGCTCGTCAGTCATCTCCATCTCCTCTGGGGCCGAAAACGAAGTCAGCACATTGGCCGCCCTGCCCTTTGGTAACAGGCTCAGCTCCACCGTGCGGAACCAGTCGTAGACCCCATCTGTGAATTGCTTCTCGTCCCACATGAACCGGTGGGACATGCCCCAGTCACCCCAGTCCTGAATGGCGCTGGCGATTTTGAGGCCCCACTCGTTCAGTGTTCCAGCGGCCACTCCGAAGCGGCCCTGAATGTCCATCCACTCCACCGTGCCGATGGGGTGAGGCATGTGCCAGAACCAAAGCTCCGGCAGCCTGTGTTCCTTGTTCGCCCATTCCGTGTACTCGGCAATGGCTGCGGTGGAAAGTATTTCTCTGTCCCTGTCCTCAAAGGCGTTAGTCCACGCCCCGACCCACTTGTTGCCGATGGCCTTGAAGCCAACCTGCTTTTTGTGCTCCTTGACCCAAGCCTCGGCTTTCTCCTCGTCCCATTTCTCCTTGTCAAACAGGTAGGTCTGAATTGTCGTGGACTCCTCGCCTTCGAGCTTGCCAACCACCGCCTTAATGCCCTTCTCCTCAGACACATCAATCGTGCGGAAAGAATCCTTCTCAAAATCCTCAGGGTCGCGGACTCTCACCCGCACATAGTTATCCGTTGTTTCTACCGGCATAGCTCCTCCCAGGGCCATTCATCGAGCAGGCCCTTGGCTTCCACTTGTCTGTCGGCAAGGCAGTGTTGCTTCTGCTTGCCAAGTCGCATGTACACGTCCCCGTCCCTGGCGCTGCGCTTGAGGCGATGGACGTGCAGCCCGTGATAAGGCCGTTTGTAGCTGTTGAAGTAATGAAAAAGCGCCTTGTCATGCAGCGCGAGGTCAAATGACTCAGGGCATTCAAAAGGGTACTCGCCGTTCCAAGCGTCTGTCAACGGGAAGAGCGCCGCCCGGTTGAACACGTCGTCAAGCAAGATAAAGTCCTGGCCCTGCTGTTCAATCGTCACCAGCTTGGTCATGCCCATTCGCGCAGGCATGTCCTGGGACAGTATCTCGTCAATGCCGCTGGGATAGTATATCTCGTCGCCGTCCACCTGGAAGCCCCAGGTGAACCCCTCCCTGATCGCCTGCTGCGCCAAATCACCACGAATCCCGCCGAGCTTTCGGGCATCGCACTCCCCGTACTGAGTCAGCCTGGCCCAGGGCTCAAACTGCTGAACACTCGCCACGGTAGCATCGGTTGACCCCGTATCGCCAACAAAGCAAGCGGAGAACCTGTGCAGCGAGGAGAGAATGGCGTGAATGAAAAACTCCTCGTTGCGTATCATCAGCAAGGGAGCTATACTTGCGGGAACCACTCGACCTCACAGCACTGCACGTAGCCGAACGGCGCGGTCGTGCCTGCGCCGACCACGCTCTCCACGTCGCCTGAGTGTATGGTCAGTCGCACCCTCTCCAGTCCAGAACATGACACGGCGTAAAGGCCCGATGCATTGATGGTGTTGGCCATCTCCCTGTCGTCGAGGCTTATCGCCGCAATGGGATACCAGACCGACCCGTCCAGTGCGCCAAAGACACGGATGACCGGCGACATCTTGCTCACGACCTGCAACAGGAGCGCGGCCCGCCCATCCACCACATAATCGGCAGAGACCCCCGCGTCCGTCTTACCGAAAAGTTGCTTAACGTCTGTCTGCCACTTCATGTCCCCCTCCAAAAAGAAAAGAGCCGCGAGTTGGCTCGCGGCTCTATCCTTAGTATAGGGAAAACTATTTACTTGTCAAATTGGGTAAAGTCCACCGAATGCTCATTGCTTTCCCCCCTTCACGATTCTCACGACCGGCGCCCCTTGCTTGCGGAACCCCTCGATTATGTTTCTCACTGGGCTCCTCTCTACGCAACAGAATGCCGTCGCGCACCGGCACAATACACAAGACGTCGCCGGGCTTCACGTACTCCGTGAGGTAGTCACCGCGGATGCGAATCATGACAGTGTTCTTGGCGTCACCGGCAGCGTAGGTGGTTACTGTAGTCTTTCTCATTTGACCTCCTTCCACTCGCAGCCAGTGTATCGCCAGCGGGTGTCCGGGTGAGCCTTGACCATCTTCGCCAAAGTCCCGGAGTCGAGCTTCCAAGACAAGCTCGGAGATAGCCACGCAATGACGCCCCACTTGAACGCCTGGTATCTCTCCAGGGCGAACTGCTTGCCGTACTCCTTGCACAGGATTGCCAGGGCCAATTGCGCGGGCCCACTGCCCCCGTATCCCCAATTGAACTCAGTCGAGTGGTTGACCACATTGCGGAACAGGGGCAGGGGCTCGCCGTTGACCGTCACCTCTTTGTCGAAGGCCCCGTGTACGATACCTTCGTACACGTTGCCAAATGTGTATGCCCCATCAGCGAAGCCGGTGGCGTCGCCCACATCAGGCATTTCCGGCTCAAACTCCCAAGGCTCCGGCACAACCGAGTGGTCAGCGTCCGGGTCATGAAGATAAGAGATACCGTCCATTTTACCCCTCCTTCTCTAATCTAACTATAGTATAGCATATATTGCCTAGTTTGTCAAGCGTTTTGACAAAGATTGGCCGACGAGTTTTCTAATATTAACATTAGAAAAAAAGAGGGGGTTCTACCCCCTCATGCCGAGCCGCTTCATCAGCGTCTCCAGGTCGATCAGCACCCCTTCGTGCTTCTTCCTGTTGTACAGCTCCAAATGCCAGTGGCCGTCAATCAGGACAGCCCTGGCAAGTTTCGCCTCCCCACTACTGATAAAGCCGTTCCCTTGCACGCTCCAGTCGCCAGTGGTGCGCCGAGGGCGCTTGCAGACAGGGCAACAGTGGACGTCACCGTCCAGAGCGTAACTGATGACCAGCCCGCAGGCACTACACTGCCACGTCATCGTCCGGCTTGCTCAGGAAAGAGAGCAGTGCCTTCACGGAGACAAGCCCGCCAAATAACCCCATGAGCATCATCGCCATGAGGCCAAGGCAGCCGGGCGGCTTGTCAACTTCGGCGCGCCTGTAGTAGACCAGGGCCTTGAACGAGCCGTACACGAAATACAATACCGGGAACACCAACAACCCTGCCAAAAACTGAATCATCAATCCTCCATAATCTCGGCTCTGAGGTACGCCCCGTCATACCTCTGCGGCGCACCTTCGATGGCTTTGCGTACAGCGGCCTCGTCCTTGCGGTCTATGTCGCGCAGCATGTTATCCAGGATTCGCCTGGCAATTACCGTATCTGCCTTAAGGGGCGGGAATGTGACAAAGCCAAGTGTCACCGGCCCGTCCGCGCTTGTTGTTTCAAAACGAATCCGCATAGCTAGACCCTCCTTCAGTGTACAGATTGAACCCTCCTACCTGAATCATATTTTGAAAATTGTCCCACATAGCATCAACATCATGCTTTTTAGGGCTTTTTGACACAAGCGTTAACTTGCCCACGGATTGCTTGAATTGCTTCTCAGTTATCCCTTTCCATCGCGCGAGCTTTTCGGGCGTAAATTGGGCGAACTCGCGTCGGTTGCTGGCGGGATAACGCACCCATAGCGCCACAACATTCTTCCCGCTCACTATCTTGCGCCCGTTGTCGGCGTGCCCGTGGTCTATGGCCCACAGCTTGCCCTTACTGTCAAATATGTAATTGCCGCCATGCCTGTCGCCGTTCCCCATTACAATGTCCAGCGCAAGCATATCCTCAGCCCTGCTCCTGTTGTCCTTCAAGGACTTCTCCAGGTTGTCAACGTAGTCGGCAACTTTGGCGTTCTCAACAAAATACTGCACCGTCCCTTTGTTCCCCTGAAACGTCAGCTCCTTTGTTTCCGGGACAACGGGGTCATCGGGGTTAAGCATCTTCGCTACCCTGTATGCGGCAATTTCATTGTTTGCATTGTGTCCATATGCATTGTCCGCGTCCTTGTAAACCCCAGAGCCGTCACCGGCCAGCCCAACAACATACGAGTAGTTGATGCCCCCACCGAGCTTCTTCGACGTAGCGACCTCAGTGGCCCTGCCAAAGGCGGTCCCTCTAGGCGCAGCCACCGCCGCTGCGTGACCGGCAGGATTGCGATGAATCCCGCCACCGGGCCGGCTTCCTCCCCTGTGTCCAGGCCTGCCTTCATGTCCCCAGTTACCGCTGCCAGGGCCACCCTTCTCGCCAAGCAATCTCTCGGCCTTGCGGTCGAGCAAGCTACCAAAGGCCTCATTCCATGAGCGAATCGAGGCAACAATTTGCCTTTTCCGCCACTCAGGCAATTCCTCATAGTCCGCTGCCTTTGTCTCCTCTGGAGCTTCGCTAGACACGTCGGTCACGGTCTCCTCAGTCTCCTGTGGGACAATCACCGCCGCGTCCAGTTCCTCCTCAGTCAAACAGTTCTCCCTGGCCAGGATGCGCAGCGCAACCTCTTTGGGCAAAAGTCCCGTCTCCATACCCTGCGGTGGCGACCAGAGCTTGGTCACATAGTCGCCCCAAGCCCCTGCCAGTTGGGCTCTGTGCAAATCCCCGGCGTCGTCCTGCTCATCAAAGACAAACTCTGCCCCTTCGGGGAGCACTTCGTAGTTGAGCGCCCTCTCCAGGATACGCAGAATCTCACCAACGCCCTTCCCCTGCCCTTTGAGGTGTTGAACCTCACCGACAGCCTTGGTGGAGCCGGTGTGTGTAAACAGCCAAAACTCCCCGGCGTCCACGCCAGCGCAAGCGGACAGTGTCTTCACATACGTCTCAACTACATCCTTGCGGGTGAAGCTAGCAGGCGGCTCGCTGAAGGGAACCCACTTCACATCCACGCCCGGCCCCATCTCGTTGTTAGAAGCCAGCCACAGAAGTTTCTTGAATGTCAAGTCTCGGCTGCCCCTGTTCGCCTTCCACAAGTCAAGGGCGTCCTTGACCTGCTGCTGGTTCATGCCCGTCACCGCCGCAATGCCCTCAGGCGGCATATCGTCCAGGGCGTCTTCTTCGTACTTGTGTAAAGCAAGAAGCAGCGAGATGGTGCGGATAGCCCTGCTCACCAAAGACACGCCCGTCCAGTGAGTGGCCTCTACATCGGAGGGCATAGACGTTCTGTGAACCACGTCCCTGCTCCGCAGGGGAACAACCCTTCCAGCCGATGTGTAGTACACCAAGTCGCCGTCAGTGCCAGGAGGAAACCCCGACTCGCCCCTGAAGCGACAGTTAGCGATGTCCAGATAGGCAAGCCCTGTTACAGGGCCGTTCTTGCTGGTGCGGCCCTTCTCAAACAACGCCCCCCTGTCCTGAGTCAAAAAGCAGCGCACCCACCGCTTCAGTTCTGTGTCCCAGCCGGCGCCCTCTCCAGCAGACAGCAACATCTCCGTGGCCTGCTGAGCCAGGCGCGGCTTGCCAGTGACCTTCCATGCCGTGGTCGCCACCCTGCTGACGATGGTGTAAATCACCCCTGCCAGCAAAGGCTCCTCCAGCCAAACGTCCCTGAGCCGCTTGTCTCTCTCCACCGTCCCTGCTGGCGGCAATTGCCCGACCTTGCCCGCCAACATGGACATCATCATGAATGCCTGCCCGACATCCCCATCAAAGCGGCTCTGGACGAACTCAGGCCGTTTGGCTTTCGTTAGTTGCCTCTGTATCCATTCCTGATAGCCCATGCTTCCCCCAACGTTCGCTGTATCTCGCTTCCCTATCCTCGTCTATGTCCAGGCCGTGTAAAAGACAGATTTGCTCAGCCGCCCAGTCCTCTACCCGCCAGCCGAAGCGCTCGAATGAAAATAACAGACGATACCACGTCAACACAACCCAAGCCGCAACCCCGCTGAGTAAGAATCTAATTTTGCTATTAGATTTACTCACGCCATGAATCCCCCACCGCCGCCATCGTCGTCCATCGCGTAGCGGAGGGCGTCAACCCGGTGGAATGTCTCCTTGTCCTGTATCTTTTCCGTCGGCTTGCCGTCAGTCCCCAAGGTACGCTGGTATGATTGTACGTCATCTATCAGCCCAGGACAACTACGGAAGACGAACAGCCTATCTTGCCCCCACAGCGCGTTGAGCCTATCTATCCCCGATTCTACTGATGACACAACAGGCGGGTCAAGCGGGACCCCACACGCTCTCCAGTCCATCCGGGACTGTGTTTCGGATTTACTGCCGCCCTTCCAGACAACGACTCTCTCAGCCCGTGCGTGTTGCAGTGCCCTGGCCGAATGCTCAGCCGTTGTCAGCCCGCCGGAAAGTGTCTCGCGATACACGTAGAATGCCCTGCGCTCCCTGTCCTCAGCCACCCATACCAAGGCAGTGTTCGCACCGCCAAAGTCCACCCCTACTCGACGTGGCCACTCAGGTGGGACGTCGAAGGGCTCGACTGCGTGCCGCGCTTCCTGAAACTTGCTGAACACTAGCCACTCAGGGCGCTCGAATTGCCCGTCGTAGAACATCCTGAACTTGGAGTGGCTCACAGTGCTTCTGGCTCTCTCGTACTCAGCGGCGGGAAAGGCCGGATTGACTATACTTGGCGCTTGACAGACAAAGTAATTGGGGTCTCCACTCCTGGCCCTGTCCAAGACTTCGTGCTTCAGCCAATTCACCGCATAAGGAGTCGTGCCCCCGAAAAACCTCCCCTGGGAGAGGCTAAGGCGTCGCAAGATAGCCTGCCAGGAGTCCAGCCTGAAAGACGGCTGGCCTATCTCGTCACCAATCACCGCCTGAACGGTAGCTGACTCTAGCCCGCCCGGACTTTCGGCAGACCGCAGGATGACGCGGCCCCACATGGGGTCACTCGCCCGTTCAGCCCAAAATCTCCCAGTGTTCGGGTCGCGCAGTTCCAGCACTTTGTCCCCAGACCAATACTTCCCCATCTTCATGCCGTACACAAACACTTCCAGCATCGCCGGTAGCATCTTGAGCTTGAACAGGTCGTAGGTCGCCGTGACCGCCAGGTAGTCCCCCTTGCCCCTGCCCTTGTAGCCGTCAAGCCCGTATATCTCCCTGTAGAGAATCCAGGGGAGAAAAGTAGTCTTCCCGCCCTGCGTCCCGATAATCAGGAATGAAAAACGGGCCTGCGAATCCCAAAGCGACTCCTGGGCCTTGTGCAACCTGAGGCGAACCCCGCCGTCCTCGAATCCCCATAACGGCTTCACGTGGGCCTTTCCACAAAGACTGGCATGGAGAGGCCAGGAATGACCTCTCCATCCGCGTCAGCCATGCGGTGCTGGGCCACGGTGGGCGCGTCCAGCCCCAAGAGCCTGGCCCTGCGCTCCATGATTCGCAGAACGCGGTCAATCGCCCCAAGGTTTCCGTCTCGAACCTGCCCCCAGACAGAGAGCAGCATACGGTCTAGCCGCTCAATCTCTATCTTCCTGACCTCTTGGGCAGGCTCTTCGATGATGGCCTGCATCGCCCTCACGACCGCCTTGTGGGCCCCGGTGGCGCTTGCGTAACGCAGTTTGCTCGCAATATCCTCGTAGGTGGCCCCCGCCTTTCGCAGCTCCAACGCCTGCCTCTGGCGTTCCTTCGCCTGAATCCTCCGAGGACTTGACGCGCTCTCCCCTTTCCCTCGTCCCGGATTTATACTCGCCATGTATGCCCTCTCACCTGCCCTTCGTAAGCAGCAAGTAACGGTTTACCCACTGGTCAATCATCCAGCGAGTGGAAAGTATAGAATACGTCGCCATCCACAATGCGCGTAGGCCGCAACGCGCCTTGAAAATACTGGTAAGGCGAGCGCTCCCTCTGGGGGTCGTTCCATAGGTCGCGCAGAAAGTCGGCCCAAGTGTAATATTTGCGCTTATGCCGCTTGAGCGGCCCGGCGGGGACAGGAACCATGTTGTCCCAGGGCACAGAGTAGGCCCATGGCGGCGTTATGTCCTGCGGGCCAATCTCCGTGCCAGTGGCTTTGGCTCGCAGCAATTGATTCGTGGCGCTCTCGCGCTGCCAATTGCCGAAGACTGGGTCGTCAGGCATGATTCCGCAACAGCAGCCGGTATCGCCGAGTTCCTTCCAGACCGGGTCACTAATGCCCACGACCATGCCGTGCCTGTGCGCAACGTCGCGCACGTCATGCATGACAGCCCGCGTCCAGGCCGCAGCGGGCCGGACACATGCCCTTTGGCCGAACTTGGCGTAAGTACCCAGGTGGTCAAACCCCGTTACGTCACTCAAGAGCTTCCACCGGGCGCGCACATCGTTTGTGGGCGCACCCGGGGTGAAGGCAACCTCGTAGGAAACGGCCCTTGCGCCCGCCTCTGCCGCCGCTGCGATCAACTCGCGGTATGCATACGGGTTCGCCGGATGGCCCCAAGTCACGCCTGCCAGCATGGGCCGCAAGCGCAGTGACGTCTTCACGCCGATGCCGGACAGGGCCTTCATGGTCGCTAGTCGCTCCGAGGGCACCGGGGCCTTGCGGTCAATCTTACGCACTAGGGAATCGTCCGGGCTGACGATACTGAACGCAACCCAGAACAAGTGCGGGGCGCGTTCTAGCACCCGCAGATAGTCAGGCTGGGCCAAGACGACGCCCTTTGTGGAGATTCTCGTCGGCTGGTTGTATTTGATTGCTAGTTCTAGATACCGCAATAGCCAGCCCTGCTGCTGCTCGATGTAATCGCATGGGTCGTTGAGTGCGCCTAACTGCACCGGACCAGGGTAGCCGTTACGCCTGTCGTCATACTTGAGAGCCTTGCGCATGACGTCAAACCGCTTGCCCTCGCCAGCGAAGAGGTTCTCTATAGAGCGCAAGCTCGTCTGCCCGACGCCCCATCCAGTACTCTGCCGGTGCGACAACAGGTTGTTGGAAAAACAGTACAGGCAAGCAAAAGAGCAGAACGAATGGCTGTCTATGCTTACCGGCAACGCACAGTCAAAACCGTCGCTAGTAAACCGGATGCCGTCGTAGGCCCGCAATCGTTGCCGAACCGGCGCGCAGTATGAGCCATCGCAACGCCGACAAGTCGCGCAAACGTTCATTGCCTCATGGCGCGGATTCTGTAGCATATTTCCTGACCGCCTTGGCGAACCAGTCGGGGTCTAGTTCGTGCACGCCGCGTTGTAGCGCTGGGGCTAGCAACAGCGACAATTCAGCAAATAGTTCTGGCCGCCCGTAGAACGTTACGTAGAACCAATTCTCGTCTTTGGTCGTACAGCCGCGCTGTTCCGTGAACTCGGGCAGAATGTCCGGCAACTCAATTGGGCCAGCAAGCTCTGCCCCTAGCTCAGCGTCCGTCCATAGACCCCTTAGGTCTATCTCCTTGCCAATATCCGCCAGCACCTCCGCATCCCACTCCGCCAGTTCCGCTGTGCGGTTGTCGTACAGTGCCAGCTTGGCCTTCTGTTCCGGTGTCAATCCCTTGCGCCGCACGGCCACAATCGTCTCGCCGTCAGCATCTACCACCTGGACCCGCTCGATACCCGCCTGGGCTGCCGCTTCGACGAGGCCATTTCCAGCCAGGATCGTGCCATCCTCGTCAATGACGATAGACCTCGCTGCACCAACCTCGCCGAGTGCCTTCTCTATCATGCCGATGTTGCGCGCGTTGTGCTTCCGCGCGTTGCGCTTGTCCGGCCTCAGTTGCCCGATGCGCTCAATCGCTTCGAGTGACTCTGCCATTCACGTCCTCATCGTACAAATGCCGCTTGGAAAACTCCAACCGCTTCGCTTCGCCCCAATCGCCCACCGGGCGCAGGTAGCCAACGACGCGGGAATACACCTCACAGGGAATGCGCCGCTGCTCTAGTTGCTCAAGTTCGTCATTCACTAATCGCCCTCGTTATCGTGTCTAATGCACACAACGCCTGGAATCATCTAACACCCCGCTATAGGCACACTGACCTTGCTGTTCAAATAGTTCTTTCCCTTGGCACTTGCCCCACCAGACATGCCCCCTGGCCGATAAATTTTTGTGCCCCACTTCTTCCGCATCCTCTCAATGCCAGCGAGTTCGGTTTCCTTGGTACGCTGCGATACGAAGCCGCCAGGCATTTTCCCGTGGTCATGGACGTAGAAGTAGCGGTTTATGCGGAGGGTCTTGCGGTACGCCCTGATGTTCTGTAGCCAAAAATCATAGTCGTCTTTGCCCAAAACGCTCTCATCATAGCGTAAAACCGGCTCCAAGTGTCCGACGAAAGGCCCAAGCACGGGCGCCAATAAGTTGAATGGCCTGTACGTATAATAGCCGAGCGGGTCACTGTTCAGGTTTATTCCCCACAACCTGACCCCAAACTGCTCGGCTAGCAGGAAGCCCGCCAAGATGATGCTCTGTAGCCTGTCAGGCTCTACGGTGTATTGTGCGCCACCCTCCCACATGCCGATTCTGCTGATGTCATCGTCCAGGATAAGCGTCCATTTGCAGGGAGACCTGTCCAGTATTGCGTTTTGCTTCCTGCCCAGGTTGCCATCGCATTCGTCGGGAATGGTAATGATTCTGTCCCCGTAGTGGCGACGGTATTCATCCCCCTGAGACTCAGGAACCCAAACGTGGGCGAATGGCGCTACCTCCAAGGTACGCACGCGCCCTGCGCGCCCAAACGACCTGATGGCAACGTGGATGTCATCCATCGAGCAGCCCCAGTAGCACGCTGGCCGGCAGCACGCGCCCCAAGCCAACGTGCTTTATAGTCTTGCCCTTCACCGTGCCAGTCATGGCGGGCGTTATGCCGAGCTTTTCCACCGCCACCTGCCAATCAAACTCGTTGTCAAAGTAAAACACCAGATAGTCCTGGCGCTCAAAAAGCTCGGGGCTGATGGTTAGCTCCGGTTTGTCAGCCTCAGCAGCCGGGGCGGCCTCGCTGGACAAGCTCTGTAAAAGCGACCGCACGGCAGCGCTCTGTGTCTCGATGTCTCCAAGTAGCTCGGCGACTTTGGCATCATCGCGGGATGAAAGGGCGCTAATCGGGTCTAGCGTGGCCAGTACCAGCCTCTCATCCTCAGGGCTAAGGTTTACGTATGTCACAGGGAGGGTCTTCTGCCCACCGCGCATGGCCAACACCACCCGCATATGCCCGTCCACAAGTGTCTCGACGCCGCGCTCCCCGTCCGGCCATTCCTCGCCAAGACGCCTGTTTATGATGATGTTCTGAACGACGCCGACCTCGTCAAAAATGTCCCGCATAGCAGCCTGCTGCTCCGCTGGATGAACGCGCCAATTGTTCTCGTTTGCCATCACCTGGTCAACGGCCACGTCCCCATAGCCGACTATCCTATTCTTCCATTGCTCCATCTTTTCTCATTTCAAAATTAGTAATAACCAAGCGCGGTTAGCCTTGCGTTGGGCGCGAGTTCATCCGCCTCTTTTGCGCCTGAATGAAAATCCGCGTACTCGAAGCCGAAGATGACAAAAATCTTCTCAGCAACGTGGTGAGTCATGCCTACATAGCCGCCGCGCTTGTAGTTGTCACTGTCCCACAGAACACCGTCCTTGGTGTGGTTTGTTCCGCAACGCTCAAACCCATGGTCGCTCACAACAATCAGCCTGCGGGCAATGTCCCTGGCCATAACGACTATCTTGGCCGCCAAAGAACAGACAAACAGCCACGCCTCATCAGTGTAGAAGGAATGCAGGATGCGGTCTGGGAAGGTGAGTCCAAGACAGCCCAAGTCTCCCTTTGCGTTATTCCCGAACCAATCCAGCAGGAACAGAGCATCGTCGGTTGCCTTTTCAGCACAGAATGAAAAACCGGCCTTCTTGAGGCTGTCGCTCCAGCCATCAATGGTCATCGGCTGAGCCATCTGCGCCAGGTCGCCGCGTTCCTGCCAGCACACTTCAAGCGCTTCGGGAAGTGTAGCGAATGGCCCTGGGAAGCCCGACACAAAAATCGGCTTTCTGCCAACCGTTGCTATCGGCATATTGCACACCGTCCCAGGCACAGGCAGCCTGTTCCAAAACCACCTGCCAGCCCACTCGGTCGCCAAGCGTCCGTCGGGGCCATCGCCCCATACGCTCGTTACCCCATGACGTTCAGCGGTCATACCTGTGTAGATGCTTTGCCAGGCAGGGCCGCTAACCGGCAGTGGGGAGTGGAGCCTTCCCGCGCCGTCTAGCGCCGTCACGTCGAGGCCGTCCAGCCCCAGTATCATCAACTTCATCCTCGTCCTCCCAGGACGCCGCAAACGCTCCGTTCAAGTGCCTCAAGCGATTCCTTGCGCTCTGTCATTGAAAGCACCTTCCTGAAAACTCAAGTGCCTGCGGGCCCTGCTCCCCCTGCAAACCCGGTCCCTCCGGCCCCTCGCCATAGAGCATCTGGCCGCAGTAGGGGCAGTAGCTGACCAGATAGTTGTACTCTGCATCCCACAGCATCCAGATACCACCATGCTCCACAACGGGCAGCAACCCGCCGCTCAGCGCTCCCTGGCCCCGCGTAACCTCCCTCAGCCAACGGCGAGCAGAGGCGCACGAATGCACGCGAAACCCCTTCTCGCTCAGCCTCTGCTCCTCAGCCGCATCCTCCGACTCCAAGACATCCAGATCAATCATGCCCCGCCCTTGGACGCCTCACCGACCGCCTCGAATTGTAAGCCGTTATCGCCGTCTATCGGGGATGAGTGCCTGTTCCGTCCGGCGCGAATATCGTCTGGTATTCCGTCAGGAAAGGCGAAACACCGAGGCCATGCCGCTAGGTAGATACACCCACGGCAGACGGGTTCAGGGATGTCGCCTGTGTCTGGGAAGGCGGTCATTTCTTTATCCCGTCAATGGCAATCCAGTCGCCACCCTCGTTCAACTCCTGGATAGAGATGCCCCCACAGGGAGTCCAGTTGTCTCCGTCCGCTGAGACAAACAAGCCGCCGTCCTCCAGTTTGATATACAACGCCTGCCTCTGCTCCTCGCCGTAAACGCGCGCCCAGTACAACGTCTCCATAGCCTTCACCTTCCATGCCAGTGTTTCAATTTGAGGGGGCGGGGGCACTGTTCTCTCCACGTTTCTTTGCATCTGCACAAGGTATTTCCCCCACCGGGAGTCGCCTGGCGGCAATGCTCGTTGCCTTTGGTATGTTTTGTGGTTAAGAGTCTCCTTGGCGTGGTATGATTGCCTTGTGTGGAATTGCACCTCGAAGATGGCCCCCGTCTTCTTGTCCTGCCAATTTGTGTTAAGTCCCCAGTAGCCATAATTCTTTGTGCCCCAAAAGTTGCGGAGTTTCTTGTCATAGACCTCAAGTCCCGCAGCTCGCAGTTGCTTGAATATCTCCTTCGTTCCTGACACATAGTTTTCGGGCGATAGCCGTACTGTGTAGCGCAGAGCGTCGTGTACCCTATGGTAAGCTATGGCCTCCGGCACTCCATGCGACACCTCCCATAGGGCCTTACGCTCGATGCCTTCGGCAGTTTTGAAGCGGTGGTCGAGCCCGACAAGCTCCCCTCCCCCCGCCGCCGTTGCCCCTGATAGCGCGGCAGTTATTTCAGGCTCCGCTTCCGTGACGCGGGACAATAACGCCTCGGCGTTCATTGGCAGTCTGTGGTGTCCCCCTCCGGGCCTGCTCCCGCCCACATGCGGCGGGTTGCCTTCGTGCGCCCAGTGACCGGAGCCAGCCCCTCCCTTAATGACCTCAGATTGTACGGTCTGCATCAATAATGAAAAAAGTTCCTCAGACTCGCGGGACTGGAAGCCCTTTTTCCCTGCCACTGTCAACGCCCATGTTTCCGCAAACCACTCATGGAAGCCATCGCGGGCCCGTGCCGTTGCGCCGTGCTGTCTCGCAAATGCGTCCCAAGTCGTCTTTTGGATAGTCCCACCTGCCGCCAAAAGCCCCGCCACCTGGGAGAACGTCTCCCGATGTTTTGGGTCGCGTAGATTTTTCAGGGCCCTATACCCAACCGCGTGGCCGAATTCATGCCTGGCGCACCCTTCGTAGGGGTCAGAAAATGCGTAGCTGCTGTGTTCGCGCCACAGTTCGTCCCGGCCATCCTCCATCAACTTGCCAACCCTGGCCAGGACGGCGCCCTCCATGCGGTCAGCATCGCCCATTCTCTGCTGGTGCTCTTCCGTGGTTATCAGCCCTTTCTGGAGTGCGTCGCCGGCCTTTGCACGCACCCTGTCTGCCACGGCTCCGCCATCGTTCATGAGTCTGTTGGCCTCGTCATCCCAAGATTCGTGCGGCCCAATGATAATAGTACCGTCAGCTTTGTAGTGCCCTTGCCCTAACACGTCCCCCTGGTCAAAAATGAGCGTGCCATTCCAGTCCGACTCATGGTCCATGTTCATCTCCTGAACCATGCCTTGCATCCGGCGGCGGACGTCCTCAGGTATCTCCCTGGGCCCGTCGCGAACCTCGGTATGATAGCGGAGCGCGGAGTCAGCAGGAGTGCCCGGCGCGCCCCCGCCCCCCGTCCACTGCCCACCTTCCGGCGCCCCTGCCGGCGCACGCGGTTGGTTCGGGTCGAACTTAGCGACGGCATCCTGCGCTTCCTTCACCGCCTGCTCTGCGCCTATCATGTCTACCCACGCCCTGCCCGCTTCCAGTGATTTCTGTGCCGCATATACCGAACCGGGCATGT